GTTCTGGTTCAGGTTCATGTTCTGGTTCAGGTTCTGGTTCAGGTTTTTTTTTAATTTTTTTTTTAATTTTTTTAGGTTTTACAACTTTATCTAATTTTGCTTCAGGCGCAGATTCATCCTTTTTTTGTGAAGGTGTTTCCTCCATTTCTCTTAATATTTTTTCTCTGGGGATTGTTCTAATTTTTTTGCTTCTAACAAGACCCTTATATTTTTTATATAAATAGTTGAATATTTTAACATCTTCTTTGTTCCATTTTTCTTCGTCTTTTATTATAATTCTTAGGTTTTCACCTGTATAAGAACCGTCGCCTGTTTTACCAGTTGTATGATATACCATAGCTCTTGCTCCATCTTTCATTTTTATTTTTTCACCTGCAATTATAACTTGATTTTTATCCCATTTATCAGTATTTACACCATCAATATTAATAATTTGTTTAGCTCCTCCATTAAATTCATAATACTCCATATTAATATATTATGATGAGATTAAACTATATTTGTGTAGAACTTTATCAATATTTTTTAATAAATCAATTCGTTCTAAATTATATGGTCTTATAGCTTTAACGGCATCATCTAAAGTCATCCATTTTAATTTACTAACTTCACTTTTTTGAAATTTATTTTGTTCTTTATATTTGGAATATGCTAAAAAATATCTGTGTTTATAAGATTTAAAATTGGAACCGGTAAAAATTTCATCAAGTGGTATTAAATTTTTAATAACAGATATTTTATTTTTAGGGAATCCAGTTTCCTCAGTGAATTCTCTAATGGCACATTGTAAATCATTTTCTTGAAAATTTCTTCTACCCTTTGGAAATCCCCATTCAGGTTCAATCCAATTAGTAGTGCTACTTTGAATAAGAGATTGAAGATTAAAGAAAGTATCATCAAATAAATGTATGCCTTCTTTAATTTGATTAAATTTATCTAATGAAGATTTTTCTTCAGTTCTGTATTGAACACCATAATAATCTCCCCATAATTCTTGCCATAATTGTTTAAAATCTTTAGTTAATAAATTATTTTTTTCTTTAATTGTCATTTCATTAATAATATTTTGTATATAGTCTTTGTTATATAAAGGATATTTTCCTCTAATAAATTCGACATATCCTAAACTGTCTTTTCTACAAATAAGTAGATATTTAAGAGAATGAATATTTTTATTGAATGTAATAACTCCTAAACTTGTAATAGGTTTAGAGCATTGATTATATGAATGACCAGTTTTTCCACAATTATTACAAAAATGATTATACGTTTTATTCATTATATTATATGTTTAATTCGCTATCTTTTTATATCATTTACAATTAATGGGTTTAAATTATAATGTGTGGCTACCTCATTTAAAATTTACTTTACAAACAATAGCGATAACATATCCAGCGAGACCTAATGAAGTGTCTCGAAAGAAATATTATGATTTTATTCAAAATTTACCAGTATTTTTTCCTTTAGAACCAATTGGAAAAAATTTTTTAGAGTTATTAGATAAATATCCGGTGACACCATATTTAAGTTCAAGAATGTCATTTATGAAATGGGTTCATTTTATATTTAATAAAATAAATGAACAATTAGATAAACCTGTAGAAGATTTTTATGATAGTTTAGAGAAATATTATGATGAATATAAGCCAAAAGAAATAAGAAATAGAGAAATTATAAAAACAAAAAAAAGATATATTCAATTCGCGAGCGCGTTATTAATAACTTTAGGTATAGTCTATTTTTATAAAAAATAATATATAATGTTAATGTATAATGGCAAGACGCACAAGAAGAAAGAGTCGTAAATCTAAAAGCAGCCGCCGCCGCCGCCGTCAGCGTGGTGGTGCGGGTGTAGCTCAGCATGCTGGAGAAGTTACAGAACCAGTACCTCAGGCAGAAGGTGATGTTGAAGAAGGAATGGGACATAGAGGGGGCGATGAACAGAAGGGAGGAAAACGTAAGCGTAAATCAATGAAAGGTGGCAAGAAGAAGAAGAAGGGAAAGAAGAAGACTCGCAAGAGAAAACTTAATCCATTTTTCAAACTTATGTTAGCTGCTAAAAAGACAGGGGCACCTTCATTTAAATATAAAGGTAGAACTTACAAAGGTAAAAAGCACCACCGTTTAGGTATGATTTACAAAAAGGCATAAATAATAATTTTATATATATTTGAATAATATATATGAAAATAAAATTTTGGATATTTTTAATAACAGCATTTTTAATGGCAAATACATATTATGATGGTAAATTTACAGAATATTTATCAAGGGGAAAAAAATATTATAAGATGGCGACATTTGGATTTGTAGGTCTTAGTATGTATTTATTTATCAATAAAAATCCTGGAGAAAGTAAAAATTTAGTGAGACATGCGACAGACTTAATAAAATATATGCCGGTTGATTCAAATACAAGTGATATGTTAACACCATTATTTGATTTTACAAATGCTCAAAGTAGAGTAAGTCAAATGGGTAATTCAAATATTAATATACAAATGAACCCACAAACAAAAAGAATGTTAAATTCAGGAGGTACAGCAAAGAGAAGTGTGAGTGAAACAAAAAAGAAATATGTAGCAGCAAAACAAGGTTGGAAATGTAATGGTTGTGGTGAGCAATTAAATCATACATTTCAAGTGGATCATAAAATAGATTTACAATTTGGTGGAACAAATAATGTAGAGAATTTAGCCGCTTTATGCAATAATTGTCATGCTATTAAAACAGCATCAAATAATTTGTAATTATTTAATATAATCAAAATATAAATGGCAGATGAAGAAAAAAATGAGCCAATGGGTGTAATTAGTACAATAGTAATAGTATTTTCAATAATAACATTAGTAGTAATTGTAGGATTAGGATTTAAAAAATTAGTTGGAAGCAGCAACACATCAATATTTATACGAGAGTATATACAAAAGTTAATAGGAAAATTATTATATTTTTTAGTATTTGTATTATATTTTATTCCTATTGACGGATTAGCAGTAACATTAATAAATAAATTAAAAGGTACGAACTACAAAAGTTGGAGAGAAATCAATAATTTAAATAAAGCGGGAGTATGGGGTGATTTTCAAAAAATTGCGGTATTATTATTAATGGTAGCAGGAGGGTTTGGTTTATATTTTGGATTTACCCATGAAGGAGAAGATTGGATGAAATGGGTATTTGTTGCTTTTGTAGGCTTAGCAGTATTAGGTATAGTATCGGTATTAGGAATAGACAAATATCAATCATCAAAATCAAAAGAAAGGCGATTTCCTTATACGGGAACAACAAGGGCAAAAACAGCATGGTTATTTAATGAATCAGCAAGTTATTTGAAACATATAATAGGAGCAGGTCTAATTTTAGGTATATCAGCTATAATTCTTTATTTATTTTCAACTAATGTTTTATTCACAGTAGCAGGAACCCAAATGTTGATGATAATGTTTTCAGTAGGATTAATGTCGCTTGGATATTATTTACTTAAGAAAAATAAAGTAGTGAATGATACCTTAAAAAAGAATAAAGTTTTAGGAAATTTATTTTACATATTATTTATAATCCCATGTTTATTTCATGATACAGTGAAATTTATTTATAATCAATTAAGACATACACCAAAAATGGTATATTTGATATTTGTAATAGAATTGGTAATAGTATTGTCATATGTATTATTTCCGTTGATTTATAAATTTATATATACGGACATAAAAGATGTAAAAGACCATAAACTTTTATTAAAAAAAGAGTTAGAAAATATTAGAACAGAGAAATATTTCATAAATAGAAATATAAAAAATAGTAAAAAAAAAATATTTAAGATATCTAATGGTAAAATTAAAGAAAATGATATAAAAGAAATATTAAAAGTAGAAAATGAATATTATGAGGCAGCGAATTTGGAAGATTTAAAAATTTATTTAACTAATTTAGAAATAACAGAACAAACAGATATTATAAAAGTAATCCAAGAAGAAGTTCTCAAAATAAAAAATTTAACAGAAAGCTTAGACGATATTAGTGAAAAAATAAAGGAAATGGAGAAATATAAGAAGGGAAATAAAGAAGTAAGCGCTTCAATATTGTTAAGAAAACCAATATATTTAGAAAAGGAAACAAAAATTTATGGTAAAGTAAAATCAGAAGAAGAATATTATCATTATAATCATAATTTTGCAATAAATTGTTGGGTATTTTTAAGAGGAAATCAATCACCTTTAAATAAGTTTAAAAATATTTTGAAATTTAATGAAAATTCAGCAATATCATATAATGCGTATAATAATAAATTAAAAATAACAATGAATAATTTTGATTATGGGGATGGCAAGATAGGTAATAAAAAAGAATATATTTATAAAAATTTTCCTTTACAAAAATGGACAAATATAGTATTAAATTATGATGGTGGAGTTTTAGATATATTTGTAGATTCAAAATTAGTATCAACAATAGGAGGAGTTTTAGATAAAATAAATTCTAAAGAAATGACAGTTGGTGGGAATGTAAAAGGAGGTATATGTAATGTAGTATATTTTCCAAATTCAATATCAAAAGAGAGAATAGATTTGAATTATAGAATGTTAAAAAATAAAAATCCCCCGATTGTTTAGGTAATTTATATTTTAGATAATTTCTAATAGTATATTATATTATGATAAATTTCAAAAAAATATTATTGGTAGCAATAGTAGTAGTTGTATTATATTTAGTATATACACACGTGTTTTTAGATTCAACATCAAATACATTATATAGTGGAGGGAATGCAAAAAATGAGAAATTAATTCCATCGAGTAAAATCCCAGGTAATAAAAATTCAGTAGATTTCACATACTCTTTATGGATTTACATTAAAGATTGGCAATATCGATATGGAGATAAGAAAGTTATATTTACAAGACAAAAAGCAGGAGAGACGGACCACTATACTGAAGTATCTTTAGCAGCTTCGACCAATACCTTAAATGTTTCAATGGCATCAGGAAACGGTTTATGTGGTAGTGGAGGTACAAACTGTCATTCAATAGGTGTAGAAAATATCCCAATACAGAGATGGGTTCATATTATGGTATCAACCAATAATAGAGCAGTAGATACATATATTGATGGAAAATTAGTAAAAACAACAATTCTTCCCAACCCTCCTTATACAACAGGACAAAAAGAGGCACCAATTAAGGTATGTCCTAAACCAAGTGGAAAGGATAAAGGTGGATTTGAAGGTGAAATATCAAAGTTTAGATATATTTCAAGAACAGTAAATCCTCGTGAAGCATATGAGATTTACAGAGAAGGACCAGGAGGAAGCTGGTTAACAAGTGCAGCAAATGCATACAAACTTAAATTAGCATTTATGAAAGATGAAGAAGAAGTAACCAGCTTTTCATTATAAACTTATTAATATTGTTTTTATCAATAAGTTTTATAATCTAAAAATCTTATTAATAATATATATAGAATGTCTTATTCAGGTTTTCAAGAAAATTATAATAATCCATTTAGTAAAGTTGGTCAAGGTATATCAGACGCAGAATATAATGCCTCGAATATAATGTCTAAATTTAGGAATAATAGATTTGTTAGCGGGGGAAGTGATTTTTTAAATTCAAATTCATTAGTGGCAAAAGTATGTTTTTTAATACTGATAATTCTTTTATTCATAATTGCAATTCGTATAGGTTCGAGAGTATTAACTTGGTTACTGTCACCATCAAAAAATCCAATATTAGTTGCTGGATTAAGAGATGCTCAGCGTCAAAAAACAGTAACGCAAAAACCCGGATTAAAGGATTCTGTTCCGATTTTAAGATCAGTAAATGAGAGTGAAGGTATAGAATTTACGTGGTCAGTATGGTTATGGATAAAAGATACAACATGGGATGTAAAGACCGGTAATGCACCAACAAGAAAGAAACATATTTTTAATAAAGGGTCTCTTGGAAATATTCAAGGAAGCAATACTCAATCTTGGGAAGAGGGTGATTCAACCACATCATTAGATGGAATGGCATTTCCAAATAATTCACCAGGAGTATATTTAGATAAAGATACAAATAATATGATAATTTATATGAATACTTTTGAAAATGTATTAGAAGAAGTAGTTATACCAGATATTCCATTAAATAAATGGATAAATGTTGCACTTGTAAATAAAGGAAGAAACTTGGATGTATATATAAATGGAACAATAAAACATAGACATGTTTTCAGTGCAGTTCCAAAACAAAATTACGGAGATGTGCACGTAACAAGGAATAATGGATTTTCAGGTAATTTATCATCATTAAGATATTTCCATAAAGCATTAACAGGTGTTGAGATTGATAATTTAGTCAAAAAAGGACCAAATTTGAAGTCAGATGATAGTATGAATATATTCCCACCATATTTTTCACTTCGTTGGTTTTTCCGTTCTTAAATTTATAAATAATTATTAATTAATTATAAATTAACCTTTTAAATTTGGATTTATACAAATATCTCTTGTTGGAAATATTTTATTAGATGAACATACATCGCCTGATTGCATTTTAACACAATGTCTATGACGTTTGTCTGTACCAATATAACAAAATCCTCCATTTTTCTTTGTTTTTTTAAATGAACTATTATAAGAACTATCAGAGTCTATTTTTTCTAAATCTTTAGCATATTTATCTTTCAAATCCATTTTTTTTTCTATTGGTGAATTTTTATTAATATTGTGTATTTTTGACCCCTGACTTAAATCAAGGTTTTTTTTTGAAATATCAACAGTATCTTTAGTTCCCTGTAAAAAATGTTTTGCCCCAATTTTAGTATTTTGAAAATATTGTGAAATATTGATACCGAAATGTTTTTCTAAAATGTCGGTTTTTTTATAAAAATGTAAATAAGAATTATAAAGTAAAATTAATACACTAAATAATAGAAAAATATATAAAATTATTTTTTGTGTGCCTATTTTTTCCTGAGGAATAGTATTTTCACTTATATTATTTGCATTAAGGAATGATGTATTAGGAGTAACTGTTTTCATAATAGATGGTGTTTTACTCATATACATTTTATAAATATTAAATTATTTTTATGTATTTCTATAAGTGGTTTAAAATTAGTAGTACAGATTTTATTAGATAATATGTGTTTATTATGTTTAGATATAGATTGTTCTAAAACTAATTGTAAAGATATAAAATGTAAGAGATATTTTTTACCATTTATATTAAGTCCGATATTAGCAATTTATCCGGAAATATTTAATTTTTATTATTTACCAGTAGTTGTAGGATTTTCAGCTTTTATATTATTTTGGAATTTTCCAAAAATAGTTTATTATACAGCATCAAGACCATTATATTATGAAGATTTATTTATAGATGAAAAAAAGTTACCAAATTACAATGTGGATGATAAATTAAAAAATAAATTTCAATGTATATTAGAATGGTTATTAATAACAACAAATACATTATTAGTTGCCGGACTTAGTGATTGGTGGTTATATAAAACTATTGGTAAATTTACTTTATTAGAAGTAGTAGGTGTAACAGGAGGAATAATTAAGATTTTTCAAACGATAAATAATACAATAAGTAGAGTTATGTTAAAAATATTGCGAAAAGAAATAAAAAAACAAAATCGTCAATTAGTAGCAATAAATAAAAATAGTGAGATAGAATCAAAATTAGAAGAAAGAAAAGTAAGTATTGAATTACCAAAATTTATTCCTAAAAGACCGAGATTTGAAACAATTTAATATTTATAAAATATATATGCAAGGATTTATATTGCTTATTTTTTCCTTTATATTTACATTTTTTATATCTAAAACTACAAATTTAAAACCATTAACAAATTACAATGATAAAAATGATTACTTACCAATTTTGACATCAAATTTATATGCGGATTTATTAATAATTTTAATAACATTTGCGGGAATATTGGGAACAGGAAAATCATGGAAGGTATTAGCAAATTGGTATAAAAAATATAGACTTAGTGCGATGTTAGCTGATATTTTGATAGGAGTAATTTATCTTCTAATAGCAAGATATGTTGTTTATGTTTTAAAATGGAAGGTTGATTTATTTCAGTTTGGTGTAATAGCAGTTTTGATTCAAATTTTATTTGATTTTTTATTTTATTTAGTTTTTAAAATGGTTCCAAAAGGTAGCAATAATATGTTAGATTTATTTAAGGATTGGGCTAAGTTTGCTAAGGCAGATGCGTTGTGGGGAGATAGTATTTTAGTTTTAGTAGGAGTTATATTGTCATCATTTTTGAAAGAACAATCATTTAATGCGAATATGTTTTTACTAATAATTGGAGGTTATTTAACACCATATATAATTTATATGAAAGACTAAATTAATTAGTAATTTTTCTAAAAATATAAACGCTGCTGGAAAATAATATTCCCCCCCATAATGTATCCATTAATACAGTTTTCCATTTCCAATTTTTAAAAATAGCGTGATTTGTAAATTCATAGACACCATAGACAAATATTCCTAAAAGGAAAATTTCTAAATAAGTAAGTTTTTTTAAAATGGCAAAATAATAAATGCCAATAGTTAAAGTTAGATAACATAAAATGGTAGAGATAGGTTTTAATTTAAGATTATTATTTTGTATCATTTTAATTTGATTATTAAAATAACCAGAAGAAGATTTTAAATAAACTGCGTCTATCGTGGAGAAAATAACTGAAAATATTAAAAAGTTTTTAATTTGTTTAATCATTTATAATATAATTAGACAAATATATATTTAATTAGCGTCTGCGCTTGCGGGACTTTCTGCGTTTGCGTGTGCGGCGGCTCTTGCGAGACTTGCTGCGGGACTTGCGGCGTTTGCCGCCTTTTAAAGTGCGTGATCTGCGTGCTCTGGACTTGCGTGCCATTATGTAATTTACTGAGAAAAAAAGTTACGCATGATAGTTTTGCTAAATATTTAATAAATTATCAAAATATTTAACTAAGAATTTATAAAGTATCATTGGCGGCATCTCCGTCCTTTGTATTTACACCGAGTCCCTTACCACCATTTGAGTTTCTGCAGCAAGAAGCGAGCATAAGGTGGAAATGATAGCTTTTTCCAATACCTCCCATAAGTCCGCCCTTAGAATCACCTCCCCAATTGTAGATTCCTCCTTTGTGTGCTGTAGTCTCTCTTCCATCAGCTGATGTTATTGTAACCGCATCGCCAGTTCTTTGTGTTCTTCGCATAATTCTTCCTCTTGGTACTCCCATTTATAACATACCAAAAGAAAAAAAAATTAACTTCTTGGAACCATTCCAGTCAACGCACTCATTTTTTCTAATTTACTAATAGTTTTTTCTAAATTATTATTAGTCATACTATTATTGAATAAATAATCTGTTGCTGGTTTGACTTCATTTTTTTTAATTTGTTTATAAATAATATTAATTTTAGATTTAATATTTTCAATTTCTTGTGTATTTTTTATAATAGGAATTTTATTATCTAAAGGTTCTGTTAATAAATTTATTGCAAAATAAATAATGTATTTTCTTCTTTTTCTAACTCCAGGTTTATATCTTAAACAAAACATACTTAATAAAGCTTTAATAATTTTATGTAATCCTTTATTTCTACTATTAGATTCCATTAATAAACAATCCCATATTATCCAAATAATATCTTTTTGATAAGAAGTATCGACAGGAATATTATTTCTTCTGCCAGCAAAATATTTTTTATGTTCTTTTTTATAAATATCTTCAAACCCTAATATCCATTCTAACCAATAGCATGCTAAAGAACTATTTTTTTGTTTTTTTAAAATATTCCAACAAAATTCATTAACCCCTATAAATAATTCCGTAGGGTCTTCTTTTTTATAAATTTTACGAGCATAATCAGTTGTATTAGCTTTCATTTTATAAGAAATTTTTGTAATATTAAAATCATCATTTTGTACTTTTATATTATCAAAACTGTGTTTTTTTTTAGACATACACAACACACAAATAACTTCAGCAAATAATTTTCTTATTTTATCATTATTTCTCATTTTTAATATATTTTCTTGATATCCACCATTTAAAATTTGTTTAAAATTTTCAATTCTTAATTCTAAATATAAAGGTAATTTGGGATTACCTATGTGTATATTTTTACTTGAAAATAATAATAATATTTCCCAAATATCTGCAAAATGACCAGCACAAATAAATTCTCCTGCCCAATAACACGCTGGTTCTATTTTCCCATTACTCAAATTATTTAGTAATTCTTTTTTAGCTTCACTTTTTTTAAATTTTGAAAATGTAATTCCTCTAAATTCTTTTATATTTCTTTTATCAGTAATTTCTTTATCATTCATATTTATATACAATTTTACATAAAAAAAATAACTATAATACATATAAGTGATGAAAGAAATTAGTAAAATAATCAAAAAAATAATTAGTTTTTTTAAAAAAAATATAAAAAAAATAATCAAAGTAAAAGGTTGGACTAAAATAGCATTAATAACAGGAATTATTCTTATAATTTTAATGTTTGTTAATAAAGATATAATTTATAAGGAGGGATTTGTTCAAAAAGAAAAATTTGTATTAAAAAGAGGAACCGAAATATATGATGATTTTTATGTAGATTTTTATGATGATTTATTATTAGATCAAGTAAAAAATGATTTTGAAGTAGGAGAAATAAAACGTTTAATTAAAATAAATTCAATTAATAGAGTCTTGGATATTGGTTCAGGAACAGGTCGTCATGTTAATTTATTAAATAAAGAAGGATATAAAGCTGAAGGTCTTGATAAATCAAAAGCTATGGTAAAATATGCTAAAACTAAATATCCTGAATTAACTTTCAAAGAGGGAGACGCATTAGAAGCTATGTTATATCCTCAAAACAGTTTTTCAACTATAACATGTTTTTACTTTACAATTTATTATATTAAAGATAAAAATAGATTTTTACAAAATTGTTATGATTGGTTAATGCCTGGTGGTTATTTGGTTTTACATTTAGTTAATAGAGATAAATTCGACCCTATTTTAAATGTAGCTGATCCATTACATCTTGTAAGTGCACAAAAATATGCAACAAAAAGAATAACTACATCAACTGTAAAATTTAAAGATTTTCAATACAAAGCAAAATTTGATTTAGATAATCAAAATAATTTAGCAGAATTCAATGAGATATTTAAAGATGATAAAACTAAACATATAAGACAAAATAGTCACAAATTACATATGGAAACACAAAAACATATTTTGGGACTTGCAAAAAATATAGGATTTATATTACAAGGTAAAATAGATATGCTTACAGCTCAGTATCAAAACCAATTCTTATATTTATTATATAAACCAGAATAATTCGTTAATATTTTATATTTTTTATTTATATTAATATAAAATATGTCTGACTCGCAATTTCCATTATTAAGCCAAACTCTTGATGGAGAAAAAGAATATACGGATTTAAATATTCCTACTTTTGATGAATTACAAGATATATATGGTAGAAAATGGCAAAAAGAAAAAGAAAAATTTCAAACACAAATAAAATGTAATTTTTTTGCATTAGTAGAAAGAGAAGCAGAAGGTAAGCAAGAATTATTTATGTTATGTGTTCCTGAAAGAAAAGAAAAAAAATATATTCAAGCTTTCTTAGATTTATTTCAATCACAATACGCACCACATGTTGGAGATGTTGAAAGATTAGCTGGTAAAAGAACTCGCAGACTTTATGTAACTATGCCATCCAATTATAGCTGACTATCTGGTATGAACAAATATTCTTTACATTTTTTTGAAGAAGATGGGGAGATGCAACATATTATACAAAAAGAACATATTTGTTGTGTAATAAATTAATATAAAATATTTATTATTTTATATATTTAATTAAATCTTGAGAACGTGATGCAAGTATACGTGCATTTTTTGTAGCAATGTGATTATCCTGTAGATAAAATCGTGATTTTGATTGAAAGGGGAGAAATTTTTTTCTTTCGGCTAATATTAATTTTAAATTGTTTATTATATCAATTATTTTTATAATTTGTTCGGGCAAAAAATTTAATCCTGCGTAGTGTATATTGTATTTTAAAAAAGATTTTTCGTATTTTGTAAGTTTCTCCATTCCTCTCGTAAATGCTTTATATTTATACATATTATATTGTAAAGAATATTTAATTTGATGTATTGTATTTTTCCAAATTATTGTTTTTTTCTTAGTATTTGGTAAATTCCATTTTATAACTTTTTTATCATCAATATGTTTAATTATTTCTTTTAATATATAATTGCCAATATTCATTATTATTATATTATATTAAATAATTTCGTTTAATATAATTAATTATAAAGTACATAATTAATAATGTATAAACTAATTATTATTATCAGTGTTATTTTATTGATAATTGGTATTTATAAGATAAAATTTCCTTTTTGGTCGAAACAGCCTGTTTTTCATTTTCATAATTTAAAATATTGGATAATTCCACCAGGAATAATTCAACATGAAAATCCAGAAAAAAATAAATTTTATGATGAAAAAATTTTTTTTGATATTTATGATAATATTCCAATTAAAATTAAGAATCATTTTGCTTTTTTTATAAAAAAACATTATTTACCTAATAAACAAGAACTATATAATCCTTCTAAAATGGATGTTTTAAATTATTTGCAAAGTCATAATAGAAAATCTTATTTATCGATTATGTATGATAAAAATAATTTAAAAAGAATGGTAGGAACAATGAGTTCAAGACCCTTAGATTGTTTTATTGGAAATAATAAATTACCAGTTCAATATGTTGATTTTTTGTGTGTTCATAAAAAATATAGAAAAAAAGGATTGGCACCAAAAATAATTTATACTCATTACGTAAATTGTCGTTATAAAAGAAGTGAGCCAGTGTTTTTATTTAAAAGAGAAGGTGATGTGACATCAATTGTTCCTTTAACAGCATATAATAATTATTTATTTGATATTTCAAGATGGGATAAGTCAGTTGTATTTGATGAACCAACTATAAATACTATTTTGATAACAGAAAATACATTTAATTATTTTTTTGATGTTTATGAAAGATTAATGAAATCAAAATTTAAATGTATTATTACACCGCATTTAAATCATATTAAATCACTTCTTTTATCAAATCAAATATTTATAACTGTAACATTAATAAATAAACAACCGTATGATATATTTATTTTTCATAATACTCATACTACATACAATGGTAATAAAAGTATAGAATGTATATGTAGTTTTAAGGAAACAGATGAAAGTGTATTTGTTTTGGGATTTATGTGTTCAATAAGTTTGATATATAATGAAATGAAATTTACAAGATTATTTATTGAAAATATATCAAATAACAATATTATACTAAAAAAGATAATAGAAAGATATCGCGAGGTTGAAAAAACTAAAGCATCATATTATTTTTATAATTTTGCATATAGACCATTTTTAAGTAACGATGTGTTTATTTTAAATTAATATAAAGTGTAATTAGTTATTTATATTAATTTATGTGTAAATGTTGTATTGTAAAATGCTTCCCTGAACAACGAACACTATTAAAATGTTGTTGTTTTAATTTGACATATTATAAGATATTTGTATTACAAACTATTTTTACTGTAGGTTTTCATTTTTTTGATATTGGAAGTGATATAGCTGTATTGGTTGATTTAAAAAGTAGAAATTCTGAATATTTTACATTATGTTTAATAATTTTATTTCTTCCTGTTATAGCTACAACTGTTAGGTCCCTCACATCTCTTGCACAACCGATACGCGTCGCGGATTCCACCGCACGCCGTGTTAGTATTTTCCTAAAGTTTTTCGGTTTAATTATTGCTTATGGTATATGTCAACTTCATTTTGTGGAGGAGGTCAAAGATAATTTAAGAATAGGTAGAAAAACAAGCATTTTTGTTGATATAAGAATGATAGAGTCTTTACTTGAAAGTGCTCCTGAATCATTATTTCAATTATTTATTATATTGAAAAATGCATCGATATACACTTATAATGAAATAATTACATATTATATATCTATAACTTTATCTATTTTTAGTTTAATAACAAGTTTAATATCATATGAAATATTTTCATTTAATAATGAGAATAGAGAAATTATAAGAAATATAGCAAAAAGTTTGGACTATACAATACCATTTGATATAAGAGAAAAACCAATAAAAAGTAATAGTAGATATGTTTTATTATTAAGTTTTTATAGAATAACAGAAGTAATTTCAAGAATAGGATTATTAGCTTGCATTGGTAATATATATAATGGATATGTTCTATTATGGTTTATACTTTCTGATTTTTTATTATTATTTTTAATTCCTATAATTAGACTTGTATTATTGTCTGAATTGTGGTTTAATCTCGTCAAATATTGTTGTTTCGAAAGTCCTGTAATAATTTTAGCATTTTTTTCCGAGGTTTTTATGAAAAGATTGGAAAATTTACCAGTATTCTCTAACTATTTTTTGTCTAATATTCTATATGATAATGGATATAAAAATGAAGAAGAAGAAAAAAAATTTCACACCATGACAATGAGTCATTTTATTTCGCGATATTTAAATAATACAATTCTATCAATATTAATCATTTACAATTTATCTGTTAATACATATTCATACTCTATATTTGTGATTTCGATATCCAGTATTTCTTCGTTTGTATTGAATATACTATTCTTGTACTTAATTTTAAAATATACTTACAATTATAAAAAATATCAATATATTTTTAAACCAATAGGGTGTTGTAAATGTGATTGTTGTTGTAAAAATATAGAAGATGATATTGATGAAAAACACCCAGATGATATAGTTATTTAAGTTAATATTATTAAAAATGCTAAATAATATTAACGAGTGTATTTTCCGGCACGAGCAAATGAATCAACAACAAAAATAGTAAAAACGCCTAAAAACATATATAAAACAAGTTCTTCGGTAACATTTTGAGTTTTTTCATCTTTATTTTCTTCTAAAAGATGAATCATATAATTTAATTTTCTCATTAATTCATCTTTAGATCCGTGAAGATTTGCATTATTGGCTGCTTTATTATAATAAGGCACATAAGTATTAAAATAGTCTTGATAATTCATATTTTTTGTTTTATTTGTATCTAATTTAGTAAATGCTTCTGGACCGATTGCGGAATCTGTATTATTATTATCTTCTACTTTTTCGTCAGGTTGTTTTGTTAATTCAGGATTTGGTGGAAATTGTTTTAATGGGGAAGTAAAATCTGCTAAATCTTCTTCTTCGTCGTTTTCTATACTTCCCATCGTGTTTAGGAATTCCTTAACTTTTTTAGAATTTTTTTTTTTAATTGTTCTATTTTTTCTTTTTTGTGAATTAAAATTATTCATTAATTTATTATTTGATGAGAAATCAGAATATGAAAGAGTTGATGCCATACTTATAAAAAAATAAGATTATAATTTTATATTAATATACTGAATAAAAATATTACAATTTTATATATGGATAATTATTTTGAAATTTTTTTACTTGCTGTATTAGTATCATTAATATACAAAAAACCTGTATTTTTAGAAAATATTGCAAATAATAAATTATATTTAGTGTTTTTAATTTGCCTAAATGCATATGTAGCAAAAAATATTGGAATTACTTCGGGAATTATAATGGCTTTAATTAATATTATTTTATTGGATACAAAAGAAACTTTTTGTAATGTTATTGAAGAAAAAGAAGAATCAGAACCTAAAGTAAATGTACAAACATGGCGACCAGCTAATTTTACATCTCCTTGTCAAACTGAAAATGATAGAATATTAAAGGTACGTTCTGAGAGAGCTACTTTAAATGCGAGTAAATAAATATTTTTCTTACTAAATATTAGATATGATAAAGAATGTTTTAGAATCATTGAAATCATTAAATAATAGTAAATTTTTTGCGGGAGTAGTTATGATAATGTTAAATATAGGTTCAAAATATGTAACTGTAGAATTAAGTAAATCTCAGGAAGAATACCTTAAGAATAATGTAGGGAGACAAATATTGATTTTTGCTATATCTTGGATGGGAAGCAGAGATATATTGATTGCTTTAGCATTAACTGCAATATTCACTATTTTAACTCAACATTTATTTAATGAAGAAAGTGCTTTATGTATTATACCTCGTAAATATAGAAATTATGAACATTTATTAGACTTAGATGGTGATAATGAAGTAAGTAAAGAAGAATTAAAAAAAGCTCGTCAAGTTTTAGAAAAAGTAAGAAAAAGAAATGAAAGAAGAGAACATCTTAGAAACTTAAATAATTTTAAATCCTTAGTTTAATTTCTCACTTATTTATATTAATAGACAATGGCTACTAAAATAAATAAAGAAAAAGAAAAAAAAGAAAAAAAAGAAATGAGCGAAAGAATCTCAAAACGTCGTGCTGCGACGACTGGTTCTAAAAAAATTCATGACGATGATATTGAAAGGTTAGAAATAATGAGACGTATAGAAAAAAGAAAAAAACCCGAAGTAACAACCTATAGTAAGGATATAGATGTATCAAAAAAATGTGGTGATAAAACATTATTCAACATATCATTTAATTACAAAACACGTTTATCTGGTAAAAAGTTATTTCCTTTAACTGATTCTAATTTTGAAAAAAAGGAAAAAAATATTACAGAAAAAATAGATGTTGGAGATATTGTAAAATATATTCCCAGAGATAAAACTGATAAAAATTTTGGATTAGAAGCTAAAGTATTAAAAATATCAGATCTAAATGGGAAAAAAACATATAATATAGAATTTACTAATCCTATATTAGGCAATTTAACAAAATTAAAAGATTTAAATGAATATGAAGAATATTTGGAAGAAGAAAAGGGAGAAGAAAAAAAAGAAAAAATGATAAATCATAAACAATTAGTTAAAATTGCTAAAATGAATTTATTTTTTTGTGAGGATGAATCAATTAGTAATAAAGAAACTCTTGGGGATAAAATAAATGAACATGTTCAAAATTTTGTAAATAAAAAATTTATTCCTGATGAATTTCCAACTAAAATTAAAAAAAGTAAAACACTGGGTGGTTGGGTTGTAGAATTTCTTATTCCTCAAAATGCTGTTGCTGGAAGCATATCTACAATAAAAATTAAAAATGAAACAGTTGGGGTTAGAATTCCTGAAAATTTTAAACCATATCAATATCATAAAATGCTAATAGAAGATACATTGCAGGGTTCAATAAATGCAAAAGAAGAAAGAACAGAAATGAAAGAGAAAATAGAAAAAGTAGCATTTATTCCATCATATATAAAAGGCTCTGAATATGATGGAGAATCTAAAATATTAGATTTGGATGCTTTAGTAGAACCCGGACCTAATCAATCATATCTCATAACTGGAGTTAAAATAATAAAAAGTAATGGAAATAATTATGAAATGGAAGATAATGTTAGTCTTGGTGACAAAAAAAATACAAAAAATATAAAAGTTAAATTAGAATTATTTTTAAAATTAAATAGTAAAAAACCAGAAGGAGAAAGTAGAGGACAAGAACTAAAAAGAAAAATTCATGATATGATAATGAATAATGGAACTTGTGATGATGCTATGGCAAAGTTAAGAAAAGGACTTGATAAAGCAACAGATGTAACTCCTAAGTTTGAAAGAAGTAATAATAAGAAAGATATTAAGAACTGGGGTAAAACTACATCTGCCCAGATAGAAGAATCAGGTGCACGAACTCGACAAGAAATCAGGACCCCTGGAAACTTAAAACCTACGGATAATTTAAGTAGAGTTAAAAATAGAGAAAGAAGAAGATTAGATGAGGAGAGAAAATTAGTACGTAAGGGTCAAGGAAAGGAAGATAGGGAGGAAGCCCCTGGTCGTGCAAAAAGACATACCAATACACTTCATCCCAGTAATGAAGCAACCCGAAAAGCAAAAGATAATTTAAGAAGTGATGATATTAGAAGAAATCGACTAGGAGGTAAAAGAACTCGTAAAAAAAGGAGAAGAAAGAAAAGTACACGTAGAAAAAAGAGGAAAAGAAAGAAAACTCGTAGAAAAAAAAAGAAAAGAAAGAAAACTCGTAGAAAATAAATTAATACTATTTAAATTTATTAATTAGTATTAATATTTTTATCTTTTTTGTATAATATTTTCTAATTCCTCGACTTTATTGTTTAATAATTTTAATTGTTTAATTAATTCTTTGGTTTCATTATGAGATTCTTCTTTTTCTATTTGTTCAATTTGATACCACCAATTATATACACCGGTAACACCATTATAACCTAATTTTACAACATTATATGCTAAATCGGCACTTTCATATAAAATAATACCTAAAACCATATAATATAATTAATTATTATTTTTAATTAAAATTTAAACTGATAGTGTTTCTTTCAGATTTGGGTTTTCTTCTGGATTTTTTAGGTTTTTCTAAAACAGAGTTTTTCATTTCATTTAATTCATTAACACTTACAACACTGTTTGTATCTTTTTGAGCAATATTAATTTTTTTAGTTTTCAATCCAGATAATATATCGTTTAGGTCACTGGGTCCTTTCATTTCAGGTCTTGGTGTTTTTGAATATTTATCATTAATATCGACAGCATCATTAAATTGTGGTCTTCTACTTGCGGCAACATCGGGTCTTGCACGAGTTCTTCTCATTTGTGGTGGATTTTGTCTCATTTCCATTGGAGGCATAGCAGGTGCTCCCATTGGAGGCATAGGTCCGCTTCCGCCGCCACCACCTCCCATAACTCCTCCCATAAATTGTCCAAAGCCGGGATTGTTTTGATTCATTGAATTCATAGCAGCAGATTGAAATTGTTGCATAAGTTCAGGATTTTGTCTCATAATATCGTCCATACCGGGCATAGAAGATTTAAACATTGTATTGGTCATGTGTAACATAGCGGCACTTCCTCCAAGCATAAATAATAGTTTGATTTCTGGTGCCATCTTAGCTTTACCTCCATATTTTTCATGCAATTCTCCAAAAACATCATCATATTCATCAATATTTTCATTAACAGCTTCACTCCAACCATCAAGTTTTAAATCAAATGGATCGAATCTTCCATTAAGAAATTCTAATCCACTAACAAAAGCCATTAACATTTTCCCCTGAAATTTGACACTGTTTTTTTTCTCTTTTTCATTTTTAATCATCTCGTATTCACCTTTCATTTCAGCCAAAGATGATTCCATACTATATTTTTTAGTAAGTTGTATTCCCCTTTTTTCTAAATCTTCAAGTTTTCTTAAAATTTTTAATTTTTCTCTCAGTGTTTCTTCGGCTGATAGAGAAGGAGTGGGAGGGGGAGCAGATGGTGCAACAGGAATTTCGTTAAATGTTTTAAATCCATCAGCAGTTTCAACTTTAGGATTAGTTGTTGCACTTTTTAAAGGATTAATAGGAGTAGGTTCATCAATTTTTAAAGAAATACTGGGACTACTATTGGATTTACCAAATATGTTACTTGTCACATCAGTAAAGGATGGTCTTTTTGTTTTAGGTTTATCAGAAATATCAATATCTCCAATATCATTTAATTCAGATAAATTAATGTCGGCTCTTGGTGATGTAGCTGTATTTTTTTTAGGATTCATAAGCATTTCAGCACCTGGACCAAAATTTACACTTTTTTGGGGTTTTCTGTCATCTATATTAATTTTAATTGAACCAGCAGAATCATTACCACTAACATTCAAATTAGGAATTCCTAAATTCAGATTAATTTCTTCCATCTTATGTTTTACTTAGACCTTTTAATTTTAAGTAATCCGCATAATAAATATATTATTCTATTTTTTCTTTTAAAATTGTATTTTTTAAATACCATCTACCTTGTAAAAAACTATCAGCTAAATCATCTTTTTTTTTGTGTTTATTGAAAATTTCCAACCATTTATTAAGATAATTGTTTTCATTTAAAATATTTCTTGTGATAATAATACTTTCTTTTTTTCTTTCGGAATATGTAGTTTTTTTATTACCTAAAAATTCTTTAAGTTTATTAGAAGCGGATACTTCTTCTACGAGAGGTATATTTTTTTCAATGAAATGTTGCATAATCATACCTTGGAGTGTTTTCATCCTCATAGCCAATGGTCCAATTTGATTTTCTATAATAACTCCATCAATTTGTATATTTTCAAAAATTTTATTGAATTCTTTTTTCAAATTTCTTCCATATTGAACTAAGTTGAAATCTTTCGTTTTAATAGAAGCTATATTATCAAGGTATTCTATCTCTATTTTTTCATATATAATTTTTTGTAAATTATCTTTTTTTATTTTTTTTTGAATTTCTATATCATATTTTTTTGCTAATTCTTTTAATTGAATTAATTTTAATTTTTTAATTTTTTTAATATTTAATTCTGGAGGTGGTATTTTAAATTTTTTATTTTTAGCATGAATTTTACAATAATATCTATTATTTTTTGTAAATTTAGCTTTTTTATTGCAAATTTTTTTAGTTTTATTATTTATCTCTCCACAACAATAAGTTTTTTCATTACATAAATTAATAACATCCCATATTTGGATTTTGTAATTTAAATCATCGGTAATCTTAAATAAACAAATAGCTAAATTTTTCATTCCAACATCAATACTTAATATGTTCATACAGATAATAGTTATTATTATTTAAATATTATTTAGTTATTTAATAATATTTAATTATTGTGAAGCTTTTTTTAATAATAATTGCTCTTGTGTTAAAATGGGAGCAACTAATTTAGACTGTAAAGCATGTCTGCTAAAATATAAATTTTTTAAATCAGAATTTTCATAACCATATGGAGTTGAAATATCAGCAGAACTTTCAAATAAATATTTTTGATGATGTGATGTTTGTGTTGCTTTTTTAACACAAGGAGAACACTCATTACAAGCTAATACACTATTTTTTTCTGTTAAAAATTTCCCGTTTCCAATTAACCATTGTCTATAATCAAAGTTATTTTTAATACCTAAATTATCCCTAAATTTAGTGTTTGCATCATATGAAGGATTAAAATTAGTAAATAATCTTCCATCACTCATAAAGGGGGGTGTATTAAAATGTATATTATTAGAACCAGAATAACAAGTAGCCCAACTCATTTATATACTTAATATATATAATTATTCGGCTGATTTTATTAAATCAATTAAAGGTGTTTTTTTTAATGATTTATAATTAGTTAACCCTTTTGCTTCTGCAATGGACTTTAATTCTGAAACTTTTAATTGAGTATAATCAACTTCGTCATTATCTTCGGATACTTCATCATTATCTTCACTTTCTTCATTATCATCTTCATTATCATTTTCATTGTTATCATCATAATTATTATCAATATTTTCCTCCGTATCATTTTTTGTAACAGAAATTTTTTTAATATCTTTATTAGAAATTTCAATTTCACTATTGTTATTATCATTATCATCGTCATCATCGTCATCATCGATTTCATCTAAACTATCAACTTCTTCCAACTCAATTGTGTCATCAATTAGAGGTGTCTCTTTAACAGAAATTTTTTTAATATCATTCTCGGTTAATGAAATATTATCAGTTTTTGCTAAAGATAATTTAGGTATCTCTTCAGATTCATCATCACTATCCGAATCGCTAACTTCATCACTATCATCATCATCATCATCGTCACTGTCATCAGATATCACAATTCTATCATCTTCAGCATTTAAGTTCCAAGCTCCAGTATTTTCGTTATTTTGATTATCTTGATGATGTTCTGTATCTTCATTAACAGGTTCATATGATTGATTTGATTGGGATGAATATTCTTGTGTAGGTTGATAATTTTGAACTAAATCAAACATAACATTAACTTTTCTCTCCACTGTAGTAATTTTATTTCTGAAATATAAAAATAGTAATGTGCAACTTAATGCACTAAAGCCTAAGCTTATGATAAGTCCTTTTGATAAAACCATTATTAATAGATAAAAATAAAATAAAAATTATAATTAAACGTATAATTTTACATTTTTTCTAAAATTTTATTTGTCATGTTTATTATATTATCAGGATAACTAAGATTTTTTAATACACTAACGCCACCTTTTACAGTCGAAATACCATTAGTTATTTTATAAGTATAATGAGGGTCATTATTTTTCTTAAATAATGTTTTCATAGATTTATTTGAAATGTTTTTTTTGTCAAATAGTTTGCAAAGTCTAATATAATGTGTAGTTAATAGAAATCTTACATTTTTATTTTTAGATATATGAGATAAATAAGAGTAAGCACTACTGATAGCTTCATATGGGTTTGTACCTGAATATAATTCATCAAAAATACAAAAGTGTTTTTTATTGGGGTGTTTTTCTATAATATCTAAAATATTTTTGCATCTTCTTGCCTCTGCTTGAAATAAACTATCTCTTGAACAAGTATCAGGTATATTTAAATAACAATGAATATAATCAAATATAGAATTATTGGCACTATGAAAAAATCCGTAACCAATTTGTTGTGTTAATATTATATTTATGATAGTAGCTTTTATAGTGGTTGTTTTACCAGCAGCATTTGGTCCGGTAATTATTATATTTTTTTTTAAATTTATATTATTTTTGATGGGATTTTCAATGGAAGGATGATAAAAATTATTGAATTTAAATTTTAATTTTTTATTGAAGGTACATATATTGATTTTTTGGTTTCTTATATTTTTATTAATACCTATTATGGAATCGATATATCCATGAAATCCAAATGAGTAATGAATAATATTTTGTATATTATTATCATCATATAAGACAAAGAAATGTTTCATAATTTTTCCAATATATCTAATTTTGCCTAATTTATGTGTATTAACAGGTAAATTTCTAATAGTGTTATGAAATGTTTGTAATTTATCTTTATAAGTTAATAAGTTATCATTAAATTTATTATAAGAAGTATATTTATTTGTTAAATTATAAAATAACTTCATTTTTTCTATAGTATAATCTAAATATTCATTGATTATTTCAAATTTTTTTGTTATATAGTAAGTATTAATATAAAATCTATAACAACTGATTATATTTTGGTAAATATTCCAGAAAAACATTCCAGCAGCGAATAGTAAATAAGCTTTATTTCCTAATGAGGCATTTTTAAAAGAAAAGAATAATTTTCCGACAGCATGATTTTTTAAATTTTCTTTAAGTATTTTATAATATGAGTCCCAAGATATAGGTAATTGCATCATTTTAAGTACAAAAAAAGGAACAATTAAAATAAATATAGGAGCAATTAATTGTAATACAGGTGCAGAAATATTATAAAAACTGAGAATAGATAAAAACATAGAAGATCTATTAAGCCACATAAATCTCTGAAAATCAATATATTGGTATTTTTCTAAAAAATTATTTTGTTCTTTTACATCTTTCCAGGATGAAAGCATTTTATCAATAATTGACTGTTCAAATGGAATAGAATGAATATTTTTATATAATTTTTGCGAATCTTCTAAAAAAGATTTATTTGTTGTAAAATATTTTGACCAAGAAGGAATGCTTAATTTACCTAATTCTGTAGTAGGTTGTAATGTATGAGTATATATAGATTTTGTATTTTCAGAAACAGTATTTACTAATTCTAAATCAGTTTTAATATTGTCTGGGATTTTTTGTTTGTTATTTAAATATTCTATGGGTAATTTAAAGGTGTTATCAGAAAAAAAGGTGTTTTCTTTATTTGACATTTAAATGAAATAAAGAAAATGATATTATTTATTAAACGATTTAATTTAATCCTAAGTGCTCTGTATAATTAGCAGGCATTTCTTCAATTTGAGTACAATAATAATCTTCAAATTTTTTTAGTCTCGTAGCATCAAATTTGGATTGAAAATTAATTGCGATACCTTTTCTACCCCATCTTCCAGAACGTCCAATTCTATGTAAATAAGTATGTTCGTTCTTAGGAATATCAAAATTAATAACAATACTTACTTGCTGCACATCAATACCTCTGGCGAATAAATCTGAAGTAATTAATACACGACATCCTCCGGATTTAAAATCTTTATGTGTCTTTTTTCGTTCTTCATCGGGCATTTTACCATGAATTTTCTTAACTGGAAAATTATCAGCTTCCATAGCTTCTTGTAAATCATCAACTCTTTTAGTACTATTACAATAAATAATTGCTTGTGAGACAGTAAGACTGGAAAATAAATCTTTAAGTGTTTCATATTTTTGAACATCATCTTCGATATTTATAAAATATTGTGCGATTCCTTGTAAAGTTAGTTGTTCAGCTTTAACTAAAATTTTAATAGGATTTCTTAGAAATTTTTCAGTTAATTCCTGTAAATCATCGGGCATAGTAGCACTAAATAATCCAATTTGTATATCATTTGGCATATATTGAAATATTTTATACATTTGTTCTGTAAATCCTGATGATAACATTTCGTCTGCTTCATCAATAACTAATAATTTGATATGTTTATTTGATAAATATTTTCTTCTAAACATATCATGAACTCTTCCCGGAGTACCAATAACAATTTGCGGTGTATTATCTAATAATAATTTTTTATCTTTTTCAACAGATGTTCCTCCTACAAGTAATTGGCTTCTAATTTTTAAAAATCTACCAATATCATCTAACACATGTTTTGTTTGTATGGCTAATTCATGAGTAGGAGCAAGTATAACTGCTTGAGTTTTGAATACTTTTTCATTAATAATTTGTAAAGTTCCGGTTACAAATGCGCCGGTTTTACCAGTTCCAGATTGTGCTTGAGCAATAATATCTCTGGCAGGTCTATATGTCATTGGATAAAGTGCTTTACTTTGAATAGAACTTGGATTTTCAAAACCAAAAGCATATATCCCCCTTAATAGTTTTTGTTTTAAATCTAATTTTTCATCATCCCAGCTTGTAATTTTGTATAATAAATTTTCGTTTGAGGAGTTCTCTAATACTGAAGTCATCGTAATTATTATTGTTATAATATATTTAAGTTTGTTTCAATTTTAAGTTAATCCAAAATTGATATAAATAAAATAATATAAATAATATTATTAGTGATAATGGCTTCTATATTAGCAGACAGACAATATATGTTAGATTTCTTTTTAAATTTAGAAAATCAAAATAAAATTCAAGAATTAAGTAAAGAAATAATTGATAAAATAAATAAATTATCTAAGAGAGTTGGTGCACCATCATATCAAAAAACACCGGTGTTTAAAAGAAATAATTACAGACATCAAAGACCTATAAAAAAAGGAGAAATTACTGAAGAAGATTGGAATACCATAAGAAATTTTAAAAAAACAAAATTAATTAAAAATACAGAAGGAATTCAAGCACAAATGGACAAAATCAGATGTAGTTTAAATAAATTAACAATTACAACTTATGATATTGTATTAGATGATATTGTTTGTGTTATAAAAGATATTATTAAAGATGAAAGTAATAGTGAATCTTCTTTGGAAAAAATTGGAGAAGCTATTTTTGAAATCGGGAGTGTTCATAAGTTTTGGTCGAAAGTATATGCCACATTATATAAAGAATTAATTGAACAATTTCCTATTATGAAGGATATTTGTCTTAAAAATTTCAAGAATTTTAAAAGTATATTCACTAATATTAATTATGTAGATGCAACAGAAGATTATGATTTATTTTGTGAATATAATAAAGAAAATGAAAAACGCAGAGCATTAAGCAGTTTCTTTAGTATTTGTGCAGAATTAGAAATTATTAATAAAAATGAAATTGAAAATATTATTATGGATTTTATTGAACAAATCAAAAATGATATTAATAAAGAGAATAAAGCAAATCATATTACAGAATTAGTTGAGAATATTAGTATAATGATAACATCGGGAATAAAATATTTGTCTAAATCTAATAACTGGGATAATATTTTAAATTCTATTGAATATTTTGCTAATTTAAATCAAAAAAAATATCCAAGTTTAAATAGTAAAATGGTATTTAAATTTATGGATCTACACGACGAATTAGAAGAAGATTAATATTAATAATAATATAAAAACACTTTAATTATTATATTATTATGACTAATAAAAATATATCTTATTCATTAAATGAAACAAATAAGAATACGGATAATAGTGTTACTTATGAAAGTTTAATGGAACAAGTTAATGCGGAATCATGTAAGTTAGATGATTCTAACATGGATTATTTAACTATAGATGATTATGTTGCGAGTGAAATAGATTATGATAGTAATTATACAAAAAAACAATTAGAATTTATTTGCGATTATTATGGTATTTCAAAACGAAAAAAGAAAAAACAAGATTTGGTGGAAGAAATTGTTATATTTGAAAAAGAATCGACTAATTATGATATTGTTCAAAGAAGAAAAACAATGTGGTTTTATATTGAAGAAATTAGTAACGATAGTTTCTTAAGTAAATTTTTAATATTAGAATAAATTATATGGTATTATCAAAAATTAATGATAAAGTTTCATATGCAGAATTAAAAAAAATTGATGAAAATGATAAAGGACGGGATGTTTCTATGTATCAAATTCAATTATTTAATATTCCAGTTATTATTGCTTTAGGGGATATTAAATTTACATTTATTGATAATGATATTTTATTTACTCCTGTTTATTTAGTAGTTGATGAAACAAATAAAATATATCAAATTGGAGTTTATGAATTTCATAGCAAACAATTAGAAAACTTAAAAGATGAAGATGGTGATTTAGATATTTCTATTATAGATGGACCTTTGTTATATACTTTCATAGATAAACCTTATATTAATAAATGTATGAAAAATGAAAAATTAGTTATGGATTATGATTCAGGAGATTATGGTTCAAGTGATGAGGAAAAAGAAGGTGGGGAGGATGATGAAGAAGAAGAATTAGTCGATTTAAGTGATGAGGATGAGGAGGATGAAAACGATAAAAAAAATGAAGATGAATCAAAAAAAACAGAAAATTTAAAAAATCCTCCTACTGTATTAGCTGAATTAAATATTGATGATGATGATGATGATTTTTTACAAGAAGGTGAAAAAGAAAAAGAAGATAAAAGAGAAAGAAAAAATTATAAAAAATCAGGTAAATCTGATTCACAATGGATTGAAGATTTCATGACTAATAATAATTATAATGTTATAGATAATCCAGGAAAGGGTCATTGTTTTTTTTACGTTATAAGAGACGCATTTAAAACAATAAATGTTAATGCTGATATAAAAAAAGTGAGAGATAAATTAGTTGAAAGAGTTGATAATAAAGTGTTTCAAAATTATCGTGAAAGGTATGATATGTATGATAAAGAATTACGAGAATTAATGAAAGATATACCAAAAAATAAAAAATTATCTGCGAAATTAAGTAAAGAATATAATAAATATGCAAAAGAAAGTAAAAAAATAAAAGATAGAAAGGAAAGATTAGAAGTAGTGAAAAAGGCAAAAATAATTAGAAAAAAACATTCCGCAAAAAAACTTGAAATTACCAGACAAGAAGGAGAATTGAAAGCTGTAAAAAAAAATATAGAAGATGTTAAATGGTTGAAGAATATTAAAACGCTTGACCAGTTACAGAAAAAAATGCAAACATGTGATTATTGGGCGGATCAGTGGGCAATTACAACATTAGAAGTTGTATTAAATACTAAATTTATAATATTATCAAGTGACCAATATAAAAAAGGAAATTATGATGGTGTTTTTCAATGTGGTGGTTTTGTTCATGAAGAAATAGAAAAGAAAAGATATTTTAAACCTAAGTATTATATAATTTTTGAACATACTGGAAACCATTACAAATTAATAAGTTATAAAGATAAAAAGATTTATAGATTTCATGATATACCTTATGGTATGAAAACTCGTATAGTAGAAAAATGTATGAAATCAAAAGGTAAAACATTGTATAATTATATTCCTAAGTTTGCAAAATTAATAGGAGATACAGTAGATATTCCAATAAAGAGAAAAGAAATAGAAGATAAGAAAATTGAAAATGAAACTGGTGATGAAAAAGAAGAAGAGCAATTAGAAGAAGTAGAAATGATTCCTACACCAACGAGAGAAGATGCTGATTTGTTTGATTCTGATATTGAATTTATATTTTATTCCAAGTCTTCAAATGCCAAACCAGGTAAAGGTAAAGGTGAAAGTTTGCCTGAAGATAAAAAATCAGGATATAAGGAATTAAGTGATATTAAAGATTTCAGGAAGGTTTTATCTAATTTCTATGTTAGGGAAAAGGTAGATGGTGTTCGTCCTCCATTATTCGAATTGGATGGTAAAAAATGGGCTTCTGTTGAGCATTATTATCACGCAAATAAATTTAAGAAAAATAATAAAGATTATTATGATAAATTTGCGTTAGGTTCTGGTTCTGAATGGGAAGATGACCCATTGAAAGCTTTAGGAGCAGGTGGTAAAGGAGGAAATGTAAGAGAAAAAAATCCAGAAACTAAAAAAAGTAAAATTATATATAAGAGACCAAAAGAAATAGTTATGGATGATGATTTCTTTGATGGTAAAAATCGTGAAGTAGTTATGGAAAGAGGACAGCAAGCAAAATATGAGCAGGATGAATTTTGTAAAAAGGTATTATTAGCAACTAAAGATGCAAAATTATCGCATTTTGTTCCAAGAAAACCGAGAGGACAAAACTTGGTAACATTTTATGATACAATGAGAATAAGACAAAAACTTAAAAAAAAGAACTAATAAATTTATAATATCAATATAATATAAGTTTATTATGAATATAGGAGGTGAATTTTTTTTTAATAAAACCCGTAAAAAAGGAAAAAATAAAAATAAAAAGAAAACATTTAAGCGTAAAAAAAAGGAAAGAAAATGGACAGATACAAGTTATCCATATAGGGATGTTACAAAAGGAGAGGCTATTAAAGATTTTTTAACTTTAAGAAAATTAGTACAACAAAAAGATTGGAATGCAAAATCTATAGCAGGAAATGCATTAATAGATTGGGGTACAGAAAAAGCAAGAAGAAAAACAAAATATAGAAATAGATCATTTATAGATAAATGGAATAATAAAACAAGACGTAAAAAGATGTTAGAATTTGCCAAACGTCTTCATAAGAAGACGCCAGGTAAATCGGTATTAGGGTCTATTCGTTCAGCAATAGATTTGCAATGGGGGACAGTAAATACACTAAGAGCAGCAGCAGCAGCATGTATGTATAAAAAATATAAAGCAACAAGAGTGTTAGATTTTACAGCAGGTTGGGGTGCAAGAATGGTAGCAGCAATGGCTTTAGATATAGATTATATAGGAATTGATAGTAATACAAGCTTGCGTCCAGGTTATAATAAACTAATTAAATTATTGAAACCATATACAAAAAGTAAAGTTAAAATATATTTCAAAAAAGCAGAAAAGGTAGATTTTTCAAAAATAGGAAAGTATGATTATGTATTTACATCACCTCCTTACGAATATTTAGAAGCATATGAAAATATGAAAAATTATGAAGGTGATGGTAAAATAAAACAACCATCAAGTTCTCAAAAAATAAAAATGGATGATTCTGCGAAATTTTATGATGAATTTTTGGTTCCTACATTAAAAAAAGCATATAAATATTTACCAAAGAATAAACATATCTGTTTAAATATGCCTGATATAATGTACGATAAAATAAAAAAGAGATGGATTCCTGTAACAAAAAAAGAAACTTATAATATAGTAAAAAGAACAGGAGGACCACATGGTAAAGAAAAAAGAAGAGGAAAAGAGCTTATATTTTGTTGGAAAAAGTAATAAAAAAAATAACAATATTATAATATATATATTATAATGTCGTTAACAAAAAAAAGTGAAAAATTAATAAAACATTTTATTGATGATTTTGATAAATATTGTATAAAAAAAACAGCAGATGTTCAAAAAACTACAGATACAGTATTAAATTTAATTTACAGAGATATAAGACATAGTGTAAATTATATGAGATTAATAAAAAAAAATGATTTACTGAAAACGGATGTAAAAAAAATTAAAGGCTCTTTAAATAAATTGCCAAAATCCAATTTGATGGATAGTTCTTTTATGCCAGGAAATATAAAGGATAAAATTTTATATAATATATTAGGTTATATGAAGGGTTCTATAACTTTATCATCAATAAAAATAAATATATATTGGGGTATTTTTAATGAGAGTGATTTCAATAAACTTCATAGAATAAAAAATAATATTCTTGAAGTAATAAAAATAATAAAGTTTTGTACATTAAATAAAAATATTAAAAATGTTAAAACCTTAGATATTTATTTATATTTGACAAATGAAGAGAAAAATTTGCCAAAAAATAAAGTATATACTTTGGGTCCAAATAATTGTAATTCTGCGGTAACATATGCCTGTGCAACTGATGGAAAAATATTAATATATCGTAAAGAAGAATGGAAAAAAGTTTTAATTCATGAATTATTTCATAGTTTATGTTTAGATTTCGCACTTTCAAATTATAATAGTTTAAAATCAAATGTAAAAAAAATATTTGATGTAAATAGTGATTTTGAAATAACTGAAGCTTATAGTGAATATTGGGCAACAATATTAAATAGTTGTTTTATAAGTTATGATTTATTAGACAATGAAAATGATATAGAAGAATTTATATTATTTGTTGAATTTTGCATTCAATTGGAAAGAATATTTTCTTTATTTCAAATGATTAAAATATTAAATTATATGGGTTTAAATTATAGTAGTTTATATAAAACAGATTCTACAAGTGTAAGATATAGAAAATTATTATATAAAGAAGATACAAATGTTTTATGCTATTATGTAATTAAAACAATAATGTTATTTTTTAATGATGATTTTTTGAAATGGTGTTTATATAATAATAGTTTAATTCTTAAATTTGATAAAACAGAACAAAATTTTACAAATTTATATAAATTTATAGAAGATAAATATAATAAAAGAACATTTTTAAATGCAATATCGAAAATGACTTTATTTTACAATAAAAAGGTTCTGCCGGATCATAAGATAACTAAGAAAAGAGATTATTTATTATCTACGTCTAAAATGACTATTTGTGAAAATTGATAAATTTAATATAATTGATTAATTATATTAAAACTACATGGGTGTAAAATTACTATCAAAATTTTTAAAAAATGAATGTTATGAAGATACTAAAAAAATTCATTTATCATGTTTATATGGTAAAAAAATATGTATAGATACAAGTATATATTTATATAGATTTAAGGGACAAGGAATGTTGATTGAAAACTTTTATGTAATGTGTTCATTATTTAGAAAATACAATATAACTCCAATATTTATATTTGATGGTAAGCCTCCGATTGAAAAACATAAAGAATTAAAAAATAGAAAAAAAGAAAGAGAGTTGGCGAAACAAAAATATGAAGATTTAATGAGTAAATTAGGAGAAAATATATCACAAAAACAGAAATATGAATTAGATAAATTAAAAAGAAGTATGGTAAAAATAACAAGGGAAGATGTTAATTTAATAAAATCAATGTTCGATGCATATGGAATATCTCACATAACAGCAATAGGTGAAGCGGATGTATTGTGTGCAAGTTTAGTAATAAAAAAAAAAGTATATGCTGTTTTAACTGAAGATATGGATTTATTTGCTTATGGTAGTCCAATAATATTGAGATATTTTAGTTTATCTCAACATAGTTGTATATTGTATAATTTAAATATAATATTAGATAGATTAAATATTAATAAGGAGGATTTTCAAATAATGTGTGTGTTATCGGGTAATGATTATTATGAAAGTAAAAAAAATATTTATTATTATTTAAAAATATATAATAAATATAAAAAAACAAATTCAAAAAAAAAATTATTAAATTGGTTAATAGAAAATAATTATATAGAAATAGAAGATGTGAATGATATTGAAAATACTTTGAATATTTATTTAAATATAAATAAAGAATTAAAAAAATATAAATATCTTCAAATAAAATTTCATTCAACTTCTAAAAAATCTCTTATGGAAATATTAGAAAAGGAAAGATTTATATTTTAAGTAATATATAATAAATTTTTTTTTATAATATATTATATGGAATTAAAAATATTAAGTTGGAATATAAATTTTATCCATAATAATTGGGTAAAAAGATTAAATAATATAAATAAAATATTAGAAAATGAAATAGAAAATTGCGATATAATAGCATTGCAAGAGGCTACATTACCTTTTAGTGATGCATTAGTAAATATTCATAAATTTTTAGAAAATACAAATATAAAACATTTTGATTGTGCTCTTGTGGAGAGAAATTTTTTATATAAATATATAATTGAGAATTTTCCCAAATATAAAAAATATATAATAGGAATGTTTGAATATTTTATGAACAAGATGTTATATATATGTGTGACAATTTTTTCAAAATATGGCGAGTTTTTAAAAAAACTTTATTTTAAACATCCATATATAATAATATTATTTTGTGTATTATGTCCGTTTATATTTTTACCAAGTTGTTATTTTTTTGGTATGTTAACAATATTAAATAATAAAGTAAATTATAATAATGTAAAATCAAAATATATAGGAAATAGACGTATTCAATATAGTGTATTTAATCATAATAATAAAGAAATTATATTTGTAAATATTCATTTAATACCTGGAGGTAATAAAAAAACCAAAGAAAGAATGATAGAAATTAAAAAAATATTGAAATTATGTAAAAAATATGATAATGTAATAATAGCAGGAGATTTTAATGCATGTGTAAATAGTAAAGAATATAAGTATTTAATTAAAAAGGGTTATAAGAGCGCAATAAAGGAATGTTGTGGTGAAGAATTAAATACATTTCCAAGTAAAGATAGTATTAAATGTGTAGATTTTATATGGATTAAGGGTGATATTAAAGCAAAAGAAGGTTGTGTTTTGGGAGGTATAGATGCAAGTGATCATAAGGGTATAAAAGTAACATTGGAAATATAAGTTATTGATATAAATTAAATCATAAAATTTATTAAGATATTATGATTTATAAAATAATTTAAGCGGATGCGGTTGCCTTATTTGCCTTAGCAAAGTGAGGACTCATGTAACGCTGAAGGTTGAAGTAGGTGAGCTCATCATCCTTCTTAAGCTTGAGAAGCTTGCGGAGCTTGGCATCAGCAAGAATACGGCGTCCGTTCTTGGGGTCCTGAAGCTTATGAGCACGAATGTAAGAGTTAATCTCACGAGTCACCTCGGTGCGAGCCATCTCAGTTCCCTTGGGCTTTCCAAGGAAACCAGCGAGCTCAAGACTAATCTTAGTGGGCTTTACAAAACCACTAGGAGCACGGTTACCAGACTTACGCTTCTTGCGACCCTGCTTGGAAGCCTGCTTAAGCTCACGGTCAGTGCGCTTGGAAAGAGCACGAACCTGAGTAGTTACAGCGGTGAGCTGAGAACGGAGGGAGGTAAGCTGAGCAAGAAGTGCAGTAAACTGGTCTCCAAGAGTAGGAGCAGCAGGAGCTGCGGGGGCTGCCTCCTGAACAGGAGCAGCAACAGGAGCAGGGGTTGCTACCTTAGTGGTCTTTTTGGACTTAGATTTTGATACTTTTTTGGGCATCTTATGAACTACTATAATACTTCTTTTTTAAGTCCTTTCGCAACAATATTAATATTATTGCTGGGTTTATGCTCTTACATTATATATTTTATTGTTGGTTTGGAACAAATGACTCATACAACCAAGGTAAGCTAATTGCGGCATCTTGACTTACTGTTGTAAGGGCACCAAGAACATAATATGTACCTAATGAACGTGAATCCGAATCCTCCCCCTTAGTTATAAATATTTCTATTATATCTAATATTCTCTTTTGTAAAACTTCAAAACATTTATGCATTAATACCGCCATATTTATTGTAAAAAAAGGGTCTCCGTGTTGAGGATTTATTTTTCTTTTTATTTCATTTGATATTTGAGCTCTATATTGCCATATATCTAATAACTCTCTTAAAAATCGTTTTAATTGGATCCTTGATAAATTTAAATACCAATTTACATTTGTTATAAAACCATTCTCATCTATTTTCTGAAATACATTTATTGTTCGTAATTCAAATTGTTTCTCTTGTGATAATTCATTAAAATTTTCATCTAATTTTATATTTGGTCTTTCATTAAAAATTTTTCCTATTTTTAAAATTTTTTTCATATCAAATTTCATTTTATCTATTGGTAATTCATTTCTATTATATGGATTTTTTGTTTGTTTCTCTTTTACTATCATATTATATAATGAACAAATATCAAAACTATATATCTTATCATCTTTATCTTTAAAACTATAAAATTGGCTAATATCCAAATCTTTTATATCTTCTAACGTGTAAAAATCTGTTTCATTTACGGATTTTTTTAATAATCCTGGACCTCGTATTTTATTTAAATATCTTCGCAAATAACCCCTCCAAATCTTTTGGATTTTTATAGTAAAATTTGAAAATTTCAAATAATTATATAATAAAAATATTAATTCTTTTTTATTTCCACTTACTCTTTGTTTATAAAATCTACACGCACTTTTTAATTGGCTTACATTAAAATTTATAGTCAGTAATTTTTCATATTCATCAAATGATGGAATTTCAAAATCGTCCATAGAAATTTTTTTTCTTTTTTTACATACATTTACATGTTCATATACACATTCTTTCAAAAAAGTTTTCGGTGATATATTTATTATTTTTATATTTTTTGGAACAACTACACTTGACATTTATTTATACATATTAATTATTTTTTAATTATGTTTTGTAAAATATTAAACTATTACCAAGATAATAACTTTAAAATAACTTTTAAGATGTATTTATATGTTTAAAAATATATTATTTGTTTCTTCTTTATTTTTTTCATTTATATATGGGAAAAATATAGAACATTGTAATAAAATAGGTTCAATGGATAATAATATTAATAACTCCCCTATGTATTCAATGGGACTTTATGTGTGTTTGGAATTACCTAAAAATAATTTAAAATCACAAATTTCTAATATTTCTAAAAATAATGAAAAAGATAAAGCTAATTTTCTCTCCAACTTCACAAAACTAAACTCTGAAAATATTACAGATTTCAAAAAAAATTTTACATTTAATACATCTCATAGTAATATTACTGATATCGACATTATATCTCCCTCTCCCTTTGCTTTTACAAATAATCCTTCACCATCTATATCGCCATCTATATCGCCATCTATATCGCCATCTATATCACCATCTATATCACCATCTATATCACCATCTATATCACCATCTCTATCACCATCTATATCGCAATCTATATCACCATCTCTATCACCATCTATATCACCATCTATATCGCAATCTATATCGCCATCTTTATATAATAACAAAGAATATGCAAAAAAAAATGATGATACTGTAGATGGATTATTAGTAGCAGTGATTACAATATCATCATTTATAGTTATTTGTTTGATAGTAATAGTAACTTATATGTGTTATAAACATAATTATTGTAAAAATAAAAATAAGTATATATGTAAGAATAAAACAACCCCCGATAAAAAAAACGAGGAAATAAATCATGTGCCAGATATTGAAAATGGAGAGATTTTGAAAAAACACAAATCTTTTCAAAATTTAAAAATAAAAAAAATAAATAAAAAACCTAAACTTACAATACATAAAAAAATAATAAATGTACAAGAAAATCCAAATAATAAAAAATCTCCAAAAATGATAATAAAAGAGAAATCCAAGGCTTTGAATAATAATCTAAAAAATAAGGGTAAATTAATGATATTGACAGAATCTCCTTAACAAAGAAAAGATTAATTATATTCAATAACTTAAAATAAAAAATGAAAATTGATTTAAAAAATAAGTGATGATATTAAACTATATAGTATGAGTTCCGCACAGCAGATGTTCGTAAAAGCAAAAGAGTTCCAGCCTTCCAAGGTCACTTATGATGCACCACAGACTAACAAGCGTGGTGGCAAGTCAGTAAATATGCGTCTTAATGGTCAGCCGATTGTTCTTCAAGTTCCTCTTATGCTCACGTGGGGTGTCAATGAGTGGGTTGATGAGCAGAATGGTTCGTGTAAGTATGATATGGCTCTTCAGTTCGACCCGCAAAAGAGTACTTCTCAGCATAAGTTTCTGGAGGCGATGAAGACACTGGAGAACAAGGTAAAGGATGATGCCGTAACTAATTCAAAGAAGTGGTTTGGTAAGAAAACCAGTCGTGAGGTAGTTGATGCTCTTATGTATCCAATTCTTAAGTATCGTAAGGATAAGGAGACTGGTGAGCCGGATTATAATGCTAATCCTACACTTAAGCTAAAGGTTCCGTTTTGGGAGGGTCGTTATAATGTTGAGATTTATGGAATGGACCGTAAGGCTCTCTATCTTCCGCCTAAGTTTGGAAAGGGAGCTGAGGGAAACAAGGCACCTGACCAGGATGCTATTTCTACTCCGGTTGATTTTGTTCCTAAGGCTTCTCATGTAAAGGGTCTTATTCGTTGTAACGGTATGTGGTTTGCTGGTGGTAAGTGTGGTGTAACTTGGCAGCTGGTTCAGATTCAAGTTCGCCCACCCACTCGTCTGGTAGGTTCTGGTAATTGTCACATTATGGATGATAGTGATGACGATGATATTGCTGCTGAGCTGGATGAGAAGGATGAGGAGGAAACGGTAGAGGAAGATACTTCACCAGCTCCTACATTCGATGATGATGATGATGATGATGATGAGCAGGAGCAGGAAGCAGAGGAAGAGGTTGAGCCAGAGCCAGTAAAGAAGAAGGTCAAGAAGAAGATTGTGCGACGCAAGAAGAAGTCAAGTGATGCTTAAATAAATATAAATTATTATTAAAAAATTTTATTTCCACTGTTCCCGAGTCCGGTCAAAGGGGGGCGACTTAAGATCGCTTGCGTATGCTTCGTGGGTTCAAATCCCACCGGTGGAATTATTATTATTATTATAAATTTTTTTATTGAATTTATAATAATTAAATACTTATTTATAGTATATGAAAATTATTATTGTTTTAGGTAAAAAATTACTACCATCAGGTAAAATTAGTAAAACATTAAAGAAAAGACTTGATAATTCTATTAAATATTATAAAAAAAATGATATATTTATTGTAAGTGGAGGTAATGTTGCAAAAGTTAAACACACAGAAGCTTATGAAATGAAAAAGTATATATTAAATATACTACCAAATGCTAAAATTATAACAGAATCAAAATCTTTATCCACTATTGAAAATATACAATTTTGTAAAAATATTTTAAAAAATTATAATAATAAAGTTTTATTAGTAACATCAAAAAATCATTTAAATAAGGTTAAAAAAATTACAAAAAATTTGAACTGGGAATTGACAAGCTAATTATACAAGAAAGACTTCCACATAAATATCACCTCTTAAACTCGTATCATAAGTATGCTTTTCATTTATCTTTAATATACCTTTATTTTTTAATAAAATTATTTGTTTTTCTTTTGTAATTTTTAAAGATTCACTATCAAGTTTAAATAATTTCTCTCCAATTTCAAATTCATAAAATCCATTTTCAAATAAATCTACTATAGGTATTTGTTTTTGAACATATATATTATTATTTTCATTTATCCATACTTCAGTTGGAATTTCTGGTTCACACTTTACTATTAAATCTTTATCTTGGAGAGAAAAATGTAATTCATGATGCCATAATGGAACATAAAATTCTTTTTCTTCTAATTCTAATTTAAAAATATTATCATTAAATAAATCTTTCAAAGAAGGATTTAGTATTATAATGTTATCATATACCATCTTTTTTTGCAATGTTTCTTTATATTTTTGTAATAATTCTTCATCTATTCCCAGAACATAGTTAAATTTATATAAAAAATCATAAACTTGTTTAGCTTTATTTTTATTTAATTTATCAAATATTTTTAATGATATACGCTGACAATCTTTTATAATTCCTGTAAAACTTGTATCTACAAATAAACTATCCCATGTTGTTTCTGGAGAGAAATATTTCATACACATTTTTATTAATTCTTTATAATCAATATTTTCATCTATTTCTATTTTCTCATTAAAATCATCTTTTAATAACAAGAAATCATAAGCTTCTTTTACTTGTTTAAATTTCTCTCCATTATCTTCTTTATATTTATCTGGGTGATATCTCAATGCCATTCTAAAATAAGCTTTTTTAATACAATCCGATGTATGTTTTTGAGATATTTCTAATATTTCACATGCTTTTTCATAATCCATATATCTGTATACATAAATAAAATATAAATCCCTCTAAGTGATAGATGGGGCGATAATTATTATTGTATAATTTTAAAAATTTATGTAATTGAATGATAATATTTTTTATGTTAGTTTCATTTATTTTTTCTTGTTCAATTAATATTTTTATTATATCAAATATACAACTATGAATATCCAAATTATAAATAAATATTTCATATAAATTATCTCTCATTTCTAAAAAATTAATAGATTTGTAGTTAATTATTTTGTCTATAATTTTATTACAAATATGTTTATTTATATTATTAATACAATTAACCTTTCCTTTTATATTTTTGATATTGGTAATATCTTTAATATTTATATTATTCATTAAAGTTTTACTTGTAGCTTTTATATATTCTCCTTTTAATGGTCTTTTTAAAGGAACTACTTGACAACGATTTAAAATATTATCAGGTATAAAACTAATATTTTCACTTATTAACATATAAACAATATTTAAGTTTTTGTGTTTTAAAGATTGCATATAACTATAGAATATATCAAGTAATTCACTATGTATCATATGAAAATTTTTACAAACTATAATACCATATCCAGTAGGTCGAGCAGATAAAATATCTAATATATGATAATAAATATCGTTAAATAATAATTTTGAATGACAACCTAATAAAGCCATATCAATTTCAAAGTGAATATCACTCACCTTAAAATCATATTGTTTTTTATTATTAAAATTAAAATTTATTTTTCTTTCAAATCTTAAATTAGTTGGACTATATTTTTTTATATATCGTAATACTTGAGTATATTTACCAATACCAGATGGACCATAAAATATTAAATTATTTTGGTTTTTAAAATTATTATTCATGGAATTATAAAATTCAACCATATTTGAATGTATATTATATTTTTGATTTTCTATAATATGTTCCTCAAATTTTGATGCGAAATATTTCATAATATAAGTAATATATTAAAGCTTTTTTAATACTTAAATAATAATAATAAATTAATAATATTAATGGATGATAGAGTAAATAATATTAAAAATATAATTTACCAAAAAAAAAATAACTATCCTAATATGAGTAAAATATGGTTAAAATATATAGACGAATTAATTAAACATTTAAATAATACATTAAATAAAGCAGAAAAAGTATTTGATGATTTAAATGACGATATGTCTATGGAATCAATATCATTATTATATTTATTATGTAACAATAACGAGTATATATAAATTGATTATGATTTAAATATTAATCATTAATTTTAAATAATATGTTTTTGACTATAAACCATAAGAATTTCGATCCTCATAATATAATCATAAGTGAAAAAACAAAAAATAATGTTATGATAGGAAGTGATTTTCATAGACTTATATTTAGTGACGAACATTGGTCTTCATCAGGAGTATTTATAACTTTCTCATTAGAGAATGTTACGATAGATAAATATTTTAATAAAATAAAATGTCAATTTGAAAAAACAAATATAAACAATTATAATATATCAAGTATTAAAGCAATTGAAAAAATGATACTAAATAAATTTAACAATATTAGAAATAAAACTTTAACAAGTAGAATTAAAGAACAATTAAAAAATGGATATATAAAACTTTATGGAGATGATAAAATTTCATATGGAAAACATAAAAATATAAACTTTTTATTAAAAATATCTGGTATTTGGGTTTCTAATCAAACAAATGAATTTGGATTAACATTTAGATTTTTCATATTTAACAATCACATTTAAGCTTTTTTAATATTACCCAAATTTGTCCTATTGCAATACTACACAATATTGATGATAATAAAAATATAGATGTTACTAACCAATTATTTATCTTAAATAATTTTGGTTTTAATGATTGACCTATTGCGGTTATCATTATCATTAATTGTACTACTACCATACTTAGTGTCATATTCATAAATATATTGTATTCATTTGGTATATTTTTTCCTTTTCTTATAAAATCTATATGTTCGAAATTAATATAAAATAAACCACCAAGTTGTAGTAATATTAATAGAGAACTAATAGGAAAAGCCCATTTTTTAAAAAAAGTTCCAGATATAAATGCTACAAACATTAATATACCTAAAGTTATAAAGGTATTTACACCAGTATTCCAAAATGGCGTTATACCTATATGCCAAATAGCAGCCATAGTTAAAAAAGCAGACACTATTCTTAATTTACCATTACCCATAACTAAAGATAAAATACTCGATACAAATCTTCCTCTTTTTTTTATTTCATTCTCAGGTTGTGATGACATTTAATATATATATTTATTTTATTTCATATTTAAAATTTCTTTATTTTCTAAATATGTTATTCACAAAAAAATAAAATACCATTATTTTATATTATGAGTAATTTTAATTTACAAACTTCACATCCTTTAATTCAAAGCGAACAAACATTTGTATTAGATAGAAAAGTAATTTCGGTTCATTCTATTGATAGAGATTACAAAAAATGGACCAATAGTAATAATTTTGGTGTTGATTTAGGAGAAGCCTTTCATAATGTTCAATCTCTAAGACTCATTGATTATTCTATACCATTAAATAATTATACTTTTTCAACTTCTTATCAAAATACAAAAATGTCTTTCACTTATACTACAAAATTAAAGTTTTCTTTTGGAGCACATGACGATACACCTGTATTTGATGATAAAAATGGAAGTGCATTTTCTAATAATAAAACGTTTATAGACCAAGTTATGTATATGATATTTCCAGGTCCATCAGGATATTGGTTTAAAGAAATACCCTCTGATATTAAAGTTATGGTTAAACAAACAAATGGTACATTTAAACAAATTACTACAGAAAGCAGTTTGTTTTCAGCAGCAATACCAGCACCTCCAGTTACAAATATGGATATTACTAATATGCAAGTTGAAATCATATGGGAACCTTCGAGTTTTCAAATAAACTTACCAGAAGGTTCATATACAGCAGAAAATTTAGCAAAAACAATAGAATCATTAATGAATAAAGAAGTATTCAATGCTTCTTCTGATATCAGTCACAATATGTTTCCTATTACAGGTAAAGCCGATGGTTCTTTCGATTATACAGGATTAATGTTAGAATCTACTAATACTAATTCCGTATGGTACAGGAAGCCTAATGACCCTTCAAATTATGGATTAAAACCATTTGTTGTTTTATATGATAAAATTTCTAATAAATTATTAATTGGTTCAAAAGAAGGTGAATTTACTTTAAATTTTGCCAATCAAGAAATTTATGATCCAACATGTGATGTTAATAAAGCCATCTTTCATCAATATACCAAATGGGGGTTACCATCTTATTTAGGATTTGATAAAGTTAATGTGTCAGGAGATTCAACCGATATTAGCAGCAATACTGATTTTTATATTAAAAACGTAGGAGGATTATTTTTACATTCTGATATTTCTTCTCCTTGGTTACAACCTTCCGGAATAAATGAAATTATTTGTAGTGGTGCAAATAACGCAACATATAAAAATAATACCATTGTTAGAAGTGTTTCCGCAACTAATAATTTAGATATTAATGGTGAGGATGCTATTTATATTGAAGTTGATAGATATAACAATATTGATGAAATTTATCCTTATTCTGAGAGAACAGGTCATCTTTATAATAATGATTTAGGTCATAGAGTTAATGGGTCATTTGCAAAAGTATCTTTACCATCAAAAAATGATTTTTCACAAGGTAGAGGACTTAGACCTACATTCAATACTAATTTATTTCATAGTGACCCTCCTATACAAAGAATTGATAGATTAAAATTTAAATTTAGATATCATGATGGAAGATTAGTTGATTTTAAAAATTTACCTATCAGTTTAACATTCGAATTTAATATGTTAAAAGACGAACAATCAAGAGGAAAATTTGTTAGAATACCACATCTTTATGGATTATAATTTATCTGATACCCATTCTTCATTTACTTCATCTAAACTTACTCCTTTCATAGGAATAAATTTAGGTCTACTCATCTTTTTTGTCTTATAAAACACATATGGACCATATTTTCCTTTTCTTATTGATATTTCATCGGTTATTACTTTTAATATATTTGGATTTGATGTTTTTTTACCTTTTAATACATCTAATACATCTTTCAAATCAACCCTTTCCATCTTTTTTTTTATATGACTAATTGAACTATTCTTTCCCTTATATGTTATATACATTCCATATTTACCTTTTTTTAATATTACATCTTCTCCTTCATATTCTCCCAAATTTATATTATTTGAACCTACCTTATTTAAATCAACAATTTCTTTTAACGTATATTCTCCATTTTTTAATTTTTCCATATCTATATTTTTTTTTACACTTTTAAATGATGTTTCCTCTCCATTTTCATATTTTATTACCGGTCCATATTTACCTATCATATAAATATGATTTTCATCAATTCTATATGTTTCTCGATGTGAATCTTTTATATTTTTTGACGATTTATTTATTTGTTTATGACAATCATTGCATAATGTATGCCAAATTTTATTTCCATTTGATATTTTATCCAATTCATCTTCCATATGTTTTGTATAATCATAATTAAATAAATCATCAAAATGTTTTTCCAAAAATTCATATACAATTATTCCTATCGGTTTTATTACTAATTTATTTTTTTCATTTCCAAATACTCTTTCTGTATCTATTTCTTCCAAATCTGCCTCCACTAATTTAAAATCCGTACATTTTATTTTTTTTCCTTCTACATTTTCTTTATTTACATAACCTCTTTCTTGAATTTTTGATATCAAATTGGAAAATGTTGATGGACGACCTATTCCTTTCTTTTCTAACATTTGAACTAATCTTGCCTCAGTATAATTTTTTTTTAAATCCTTCAATGTAACCTTACTATAAATTTCCTTATATTCTAATAATTTTCCTTCTTTTAATGATAATAAATATTTATATTCCTTATTTTCTTTATCATATCCTGCTACGATTTTCCACCCAGGAAATATTACTTCTTCACTTGAATATTTATAACTATGTTTTTCAGGTGATGTTATTTTTGCTGTTATAGAATTATATGTTGCTGCTGTCATACAACTTTCTACTGTGTTTTTCCAAATTAAATTATATAATTTTACTTCTCGTGCTGTTATTTTACCTGCTACTGTTATAGTATTCACATCTATTTTTGTTGGTCTTATTGCTTCATGTGCTTCTTGTGCATTGTTTTCTTTCTTTTTTTTATTTTCACCATTATTTATTAATTTTCCCAAATTTTTTGTAATATAATCATTACCATATTGACTTTTAATATATTTTTTTGCTGTTTTTACAAACTCTTTACTATATTTCATACTATCTGTTCTCATATATGTTATTAATCCATTTTCATATAATGTTTGAGCTAATCTCATTGTTTGTTTTGGAGAGAAATTATATTCATTACTTGCCTTTTGCTGTAATGTACTTGTTGTAAATGGAATTGGAGGATTTTTTTTCACTACTTTGGGTTTTGTTACACTATATTTATGTTCAAAATTTACACTCTCTTCTAAAAATTTTTCCATTTCATTTTCACTATTATAATTATAATTTAAAACAAAGCTTAAATTTTTATTAGTAAATATACCAGTTGTTTCATAAACTTTTTTACCAGGAGAACTATTTATTAATTTTTGTTGTTCATATACTAAACGTAATGCTGGAGTTTGACATCTTCCAGCACTTAAACTTCCTTTTGTATTCCTACTAATATGTTTCCATAATATAGGACTTATTGTATAACCTACTAATAAATCTAATACTTGGCGAGCTAATTGTGCATTTACTGTATTCATATTAATCACTGTTGGATTATTTATTGCTGTTTTAATTGCTGGTTTTGTTATTTCATGAAATATTATTCTTTTTGTTGATAAAACAGATAAATTGAATGTTTTACAAATATGCCAAGCAATTGCCTCACCTTCTCTATCATCATCTGTTGCCAAAATCACTTCTTTAGATTTTTTTATCCATTCTCTTAACGATTTGATATATTTTCCCTTACTTCCTATCGTTTTAAAAACAACATCATAATTATTGTTTGTGTCTATACTTTTCAACCCATTGGCTATTTGTCTAATATGACCAAAACTCGCTATACATTTATATCCCGATCCTAAGTAACTTTCTATTTTTTTACATTTTGCTGGAGATTCCACTATTACAAGCTTCATTATTTAAATAAAAATAGTAATCTATTTAAATAATTTCAATTTTGTTATAAAGTCTTTTTATAATCCAACCAAGAAATATTTATTTTAGGTTTTATAAACTTTTTTTCTTCCTTTTTTAATTTTTTTTCCATTTTTTTCTCACGTTTCATTGCACTATCTATAAATAATTTTTTTAAAATTTTACCTACTTTTACAGATGCTTCATGTTGGTCTATTTTACTATCTTCTATTTCTTTTAGACATATTATCAAATTACCCAATATATCAAAATCTAATTCATTTTTCTTTAATCTGATAAATATATTAGTATAATTTTTATATAACCAAGAACATTGAGAATCAATCATTCTATCTATTGATTTATTTCCTAATCGTTGATATTTTTTTCTTATATCCATCATTATTGATACTTGTTCTTTAATTTTAGAACTATGTCTCAGTTTTCTAATTTTAGCTGTATTATCAGATGCGCCTGATTCTTTTAACATTTTATCAAAATTCAATCGAGTTTCATCATCTATTTTAAAAGACATATGATTTAATATTATTTTTCTTTTTATATTTTTATTGCGTTAATATATATATGACAAAAGGAACAAAAGAGAAAATTAACAAGTTAAAACAAAAAATACAATCTAACTTGCAACGAACACAAAGACTAATTAGAAGACAAGCCAAAAATGCAGGTCAAAAAACAAAATCTACAATAAAAAAGGCACCAGTAATAAAACATATCATACGAGGCGGGGCTGTTTCTATGGATTTTCAAACTCCAGATGCCCAAAATGTAAGTGCTAATGGTGCAATGAATCAAGCTATGAACAAACAAAAAATGAATGCAAATAATATGGTTAATTTAAATAAAGCTTTAGCTGGTGGAGGCAGACCTTCTAAACTTTCTGTTCCCCAAATGTCTCAAGCCGGTGGTGAAGGAAATACTTTAATGAAAAGTATGATAGATTTACAACTTCAAACCAGAGCTCAATCAGAAGGAGATGCTGGTGCTATGTTAGGTAAGCCTCAAGGTCTTGCTGGAATGGCTGGCGGACGTAAATCAAGAAAAAAGAGAAGAAAATCAAGAAGAAGAAGAAGAAGAAAAACAAAAAAAAAGACAAAACGACGACGAAGAAGAAGAAAATCAAGAAGAAAAAAATAAATATTTTTATTTCATGATATTTACATTAAATAAAAATAACATTATATTTTAATATGAAGTTTGTAGATATTATAAAAGCATTATTAATTGTAGTTATATTTGGATTATTATTTTTTTCATCCATTCTTACAAATGGGCTTCAAGATATAAAGGATAATTGGCCAAAATATAGATGTTCTCCAACATATATGCCTTTTGCAAGTTATTTAGGATATGATACTATGGAAAATTTCTCATATTGTGTCGGAAATATTCAAAAAGATTTAATGGGATTTTTTCTATCACCAATACAATATATTTTAGGAAGTATGGGTTCCACATTGCAAAATCTTTTAGATTCTTTTCAAATGGTTAGAGTTGTTATTGATAAACTTAAAGGAGGATTTGGATTTATAATTGGTGATGTCTATGGTGCATTTACTAATATTATTATGCAATTTCAAAAAATGATTATTAAAACTAAAGATACTTCTATGAAACTTATTGGCATTGTTACTACATTTATATATATGATTGAAGGAGCCAGCTATACTGGCAAAAGTATAGAGAGGGGACCTATAGGTAAAACATTAAGAACTATTTGTTTCTCAAAAAATACTAAACTAAAATTACAAAATGGAAGTATCAAAAAAATGAAAGATATTATTTTAGGGGATGTTTTAGAAAACGGCAGTGAAGTTTATGGGACATTGAAATTAAAAGGCGGTAAAGACAGTCCATATTACAAAATATGGAGTGAAAAATTAAATGATTATATTTATGTTACTGGCGAACATAAAATTTTTAATACTGATAATACAGATAATTCATTATTAACTAATTACATATCAGTTAAGGATTATAAAGATGCTATTAAAACTGGAGCATTTGATAATGTTTTATATTGTTTAATTACCCATAATCATCAAATACCTATCGGTGAATTTACTTTTTGGGATTGGGAGGATTAATTTTTAAGAATATTATCCAGATATTATATATGAATAATATTCCAGAAACATTATATAGTCATTTTACCAAAGAATATAAAAAAAATGGATATTTAGATAAATACGGCGGTTCTGTTGTTATCGCAATTTTAACCCTATTATTTTTCTTTCTTGCACTTTCGTATTATTATATTAAAGATAAAATGGAACCTATTAGACAAAACTGGTCTCAAGAAAGATGCAAACCTGGTGTTATGCCATTCGCCGGAATAATTAAAGAACAAGATTTACCAAAAGGCACATCTAAAATGGAATTTACAGGAGATAATTTCATACAATGCACCAATATTATATTAAGCAGTATTGTTGGGCATTTTATTAAGCCTTTTTATTACATTACTGAAAGATTAGCAGGTAGTGTAAAAAATTTTGCCAAGTCTTTGGATTTCCTTAGAGTATTAATTGCTGGACTTAAACAAAAATTAAACAAAATTTTAGCATATATATATAGTCGTTTATTCAACGTTATTGTACCTCTTCAAAAAATTATAATTAAATTTAAAGATTTATTACAAAAAATTTCAGGAGCAGTTGTTGCTGGTTTATATACAGTATATGGTCTTTATATGGCAATGAAATCATTTGTGGGTGCGTTCCTACATATCCTTATTATTGCTCTTGTTGTTATTTTAGCCTTGATAGTTTTATTATGGATATTACCTTTTACATGGCCTGCCGCAGCAAGTGGCACTGTCTTTTTCGTTGCTGTTTCTATTCCTATTGCTATTATAGCTGGATGGATGAAACATATCTTAGATTTAAATTCCAGAAGAGTCCCAAAACGAAAATGCTTTGATAAAAATACCATTATAAAAACTAAAAATGGCGATGTTAAGATAAAAGATATTACTTCAGGAACTATTCTTGATAATGGTGATAGAATTACCTCGGTTTTTAAATTAAGCACACACGGAATTACTATGTATGATTTAAATGGTGTTATTGTAAGTGGTTGTCACAAAGTCTATTCTAAAGATTTAGGTTGGATTGATGTTAAGGAACATCCTCTAAGTAGTAAAATTCCAGATTATAGAGAATATTCTATTTATTGTTTAAATACAGAAAGTAAAAGAATACATATTAATAAATTAAAATTTTTAGACTGGGATGAATTAGAACCTATTGATATTATTAAGTTAAAAAATTTAAAATATCTTTCCAATAATTCTTCTTTAGCAGATATTCATAAATATCTTGAATCTGGATTAGACGGTGAAATTTTAATTGAAGTTGAAGATGGACAGTCTATAAGATTGAAAGATATACAATTAAACGAACAATTAAAATTTAATGAAAGAGTTATTGGTTTAGTAGAAATTGATACAACAAACATTCAGTCTGTCAAAAAATATACATTTCAGGATTTTACAATTTGTGGTGCTCCTAATATACATTTCAATGATGTTGATTTAGGAAATTTTAATACTTTAAACATAACTGGACAAAATATAGATAAACCCAAAAAATTATATCATTTAATAACCGATACGGGGTTTTTCACTATCAACGGAATAAAATTACGAGATTATAATTCTGCTATTGAAAATATTTTAGATATAAGGGACAAATTATTTGAATTATTTTAATTTTTATCTGTTAAATATGTATAATAATGGTAAAATTAAATACAGATATTGTAATTTTTGGAATCAAATTACGATTTGAGCTTGTTGTATTAGCTCTTATTATCGGTGGAGTTTCTTGGTTGCATTTATTAGGAGGATGCACTACTACTATGGGTTTTGATGGTCTTAGACGGTTGATAGATGAACTCAAAGTTATCGCAGGTTTTAAATTTATTGAAGGTAATACTAATATGGGTGCCGAATTAGATTATAATGTAAGTGAAGGTGTTCATACTGATACATATGAAAAAAAAGTTGGATTAGCCGAGGTTAATCGTCTTGGTGGAGCTGCAATGAAACCTACTGTTCCATTACCTGAGGGTCAATTATTTTATTATGCAAATAACGATTTTAATGCAAAATGTTGCGAAACTTCTAATGTAAGTGGCGGTAATGGTTGTGCTTGCATTACTAAAGAACAGGTTGATTTTTTAAATAATAGAGGAGGAAACAGAGGAAAGGGCTCTGAGTTTTAGGTATATAATATTTAGTTAAAATCTAATAATATTATATATCACATGTTAAGAGCGAAAAGTTATAAGAAAAAGCTTAAAAAGAGTCAAATTAAACTAAGGAAACACAAAACTTACTCGATAAAAGGAGGGAACAGAAATAATAATTCTCGAAGCAAGAAAAAACAAAAAGGTGGTATGATCGAAATAGATGGAAAAAATTGGAATACTCGAGATGAGTATGATAGATACCAGGAACTTAAAGAGGTAATTGAACAAAGAAAGAGAAGAAATGAACCTATAGAGATTACCCCCGAACTTGTCATGCAAACTCCATCTAATCTTAATAATCAACCATCTATGAATCAAGAACGAATTGGTAATATGGTGTCACTATTAAAGGCTCACTTAGCTACTTTTGACCCAAATAAAGTTAGTGTTAGAGATTATATAGAAGGAGATATTTTTAATGGAAAAAATCCAGGGGAATTCCGAAACTTAAAACAGATTATTGATGCAGCACTTGCAATAACAGGAACATCACCATCAGGAGCAGCAGGAGCAACGGCGGCAGCACAAGCAGAAGTAGCAGCAGCGGAAGAAGTTGTTATAAGAGAAGAAATAGAAGACAGAAAAGCTCAAGAAGCTGTAGATAATGCAGTAACCCCCGAGCAAAAAAGAGCTGCTGAAGAAGAAAGAAAAAGAGAATTAGAGGAAACAAAAATAGCAAAAGCAGCAGCAGCGGCAGCAGCAGCAGCGAAAAAAGCACAAGCAGAAGCAGCAGCAGAAGAAGCTAAATTAGATGAAATGGCAGGTGAAGCAGCAGAATCCGCAGCTGGTGGGGATTTACAAGAATTGATTGATATGTTAACAATGATACTCAAGGATGATGATAAAAAGGGCGGAGGTAAGAAAAAAATATACAAACAAAAAGGAGGATTTGATTATCAACCTGAAACAAAAAAGGTTGAAAATATAATTAATAAATATAAAGAACAACAGAAAGAAAATATTTTATCATACGCTAATGATATGGATAAAGCTAATAAAGATGGGAGTGGTGATGCATTAGTCAAGTTTTTAAGGGGCGCCTGGATTGATTTTATTGATAGTAACTTAACGATTGAAAAAGTTGGAGGTCAGCCTAATATTCAGAACAGTAAACCAAAATTTCAAGCCAATGCAGAGGAAATGATGATGGATGAGGTAAACGAGCTTATAATTAAAGATAATACTAAAATTATTAACGAATTAGATAAATTTTCAAAAATAAAGAAATTTCCAGAAGTGTTTCGAACTAAACAAGTTTTGATTAATAAATTTTTTAATAAAGATTGGTTAAAACATACAGCTAATTATGAGAAAAAAACTAAAGACTTAATTCCAAATTTTAAATTAGCTGTTATAAATAAAGATATATCTAAATTAGAATCTTCGGGAAATGAGGGAGCTGGTGAAGGAGAAGTATCGCCTCCACCAGCTGATAATGTTGATTCAACAACTACTGATACTGGAACCGATTTGCCTGACTCAACTGAAGTAATTTCCGGTGGAGGAACTATAGACATACCTATGAATAATAATACAAGAAATCTATTAAAAGTTACCACAGCAACTAAAAATGGACAACTCATACAAGAGTTTGATACTATTTTTACGCAATTAGATACTGCTAAACTTCAAGCTGGATATAATGAGGACCAAACCATAATTAAAACATTTCAAATGATAACGTCTAAACTTGATGCACAAATAAGTGAATTATCTTCTTTCCGTGATGAGTTAGAAAAGAAATCATGGAGTGGTAACGTATGGCCAGAGGAAGAGCAGAAAGCATGGAGTGATACAAACCTTAAATTGATTGATTATACTGAATTTAATAATAGATTTAGAGAATTTGGAACGAAGTGGTTTAAAGAATGGGAGGGTATAAGAAATAAACATAAAAAACAATTTGAAGATGAAAAAACTAAAATTTTAACTGCCATAAAAACAATGAATTCAAGAGCAATGTTTGCAAAGAAGAAACGAGAGCAAGATAATTTAGATGCTTTAAAAAAGGAATTAAATAAGAGAAATACAAATTCTGATTTAATGAGTAAAATAATTGATATTATAAAAGATAAAATTAATAAAAATATTGATGGAACAATGGGATTAATCGACCCTGTCCTAAGTAAATATAATTCTATATTTAATTTGGAATTCAATGATGAGAATATAAAATTACTATTTCAGTTAACAAATATAGATATAGAAGATAAGGCTTATACAGTATCTACGGGCGCTAATCTTAAACAAATAAGGACAGAAAAAATAGAAAATACAGAAAAATTTATTTATAAATTAGATATGATATTAGGATATTTACAATATTTATCGATTTGTTTTCAATTAGATGGAGGTGCAATAACAGAAGAGACATATAAAAATGTGAATAATATTACCAACACACCCCTTCAAAATCTTCAGTTAGATGAAGAGAAAATTAAAATAATATGTGATATGGTAGCTAAACAAGATACAGTCGTTGAAGGTTTAATTAATTATACTTTTAGCTTATTGTTCAATTCAATATTAACTAATAAAAAGAAATATGATGAACATTGTAACTATATAAATTATATTGCTTTCTTTTTAAAAAGTAAACAGGAATTAATTAATGAATTAATTAGAACAAAGCAGCAAATTAGTAGTGACGAAGGGGTCGGCTCTCTAATTGATATGTTACTTAGTGATACATTTAATCCGGACGACACTAAGCCAGAAGATAATGCCAATAAATATAGTAGTCATATTGAAACAATATTAAATGAGTACATAGAAATATTTAATGAGGAAATAGCAGATCAGAAAAAACGAGAAGAGCTTATAAAAAAGCAGGAAATTCAGGAATTAATTGATGAAGAAAGAAGAAATGCAGAGCAAGAGGAGACAGAAAATGAAATCGTTAGTAAAAATGTAAGAAGTTTATGGAATGGTGAAGATGGATTTAAAGATATTTACAATAATAGAAATAATTCACAACAAACATTAACTGAAGATTCATGGGCAACTCCAGATGAAAATAATACATATTCATTTTTTGGAACAAAATATTTTGGAATATATTTGTATTTAACTATAAGATATATTAGAAATAAAAAGGATAGTTTAAATTTTAATTTGATAGAAAAATACAATTTTTATCTACTAATTTATAGAGTTTTTGGAAATAGCGAACAAAAAAGTCAGTTATTTAAAAATAATAATATTATTACAGACAACAGGAATGGATTTTTTGCTGGTGATAGGTACCTTGAAACAGTTCAGTTAAAACTGAATGAGATAAGAACAAAACCTATTGATGAAAATAATAGCGATTTTTTAAGGTTTCATATTGAAGTTATGATTCTTTATTTGATGCAAAAATATAAAGATGTTATTAAAATAAAACAGGAAAAAATAGAAATGTTTTTATTTTCAATGTTTAGTTTAATACCAAACGTATCAGTGAAACCACTTGATGGTGATGATGCAAATAAAAAATCATTAGAAGTATTTTATAATGATAGAATTTTAAATAGAATCAAAAAAGGCGATGAAACAATGGGACAAATTTTAGAAGAAAGCAACAAGTTTGTTGTGGGAGGACGAATTTTGGAGGTTGAATTTGATTATCATTCTGTTATTGTTGGTTTAGTAGATTTAATTCATAAAAATTTAATATTTTTAAACCCATTAAAAGCATTATATAAATATGTTTTTTCAAAAATAAATGTAATTATGAGAATTAGCGATGTTCAATGTGCTAAAAGACAAGGATATAAACCACGTTTGATAAATAAGTTACTTGTATCACAGTCAGGAGATTCACTATTATTTTCAAACATAGAAAATGAGAAAATAAAAATTATTGAAGACAAGAATAAAATTTCAGCAGATAAGCAATCGAGTTTAAAAACATTTCAATTTGATTTTATGAATCATATTTATGGTCCTAATGATTCAGATGATATGATGACCTCTCGTATTAATTATGGATTTATGAATTTACTTAAAAGTTATGATAACGTCCCTGGTATAAGATGGAAGGATAGTATTCTTTCTTCAGTATATTTTACATACGGATTTTCTGGGTCTGGAAAAACTTATAATACAAAGAATATTATAGGAAGCCTATTAGCGTATATTGCTGAAAATCATAGTATAGTTAAAAAAATAGATATTAGATATAGTGAATTAGTAGCAGCAACGACACCAGACTCAGATGTTTTGATGTCAGGAAAAGATTTCAACGGACCTATAAGCAATCATGCATCCTGGCAAAAATTTGAAGATAATTTTACGGATGCTGAAGGAGGAGCAGAGCAACTGGAGAAATATAAAGCTGAATTATTACCATACTTTTTTACAAAAGATTCAGAGAACTATCCTCCATTGGTTAAATCTCAAGATTTTGTTACTTTTAATAATAATAATAAATTATTTGATAAGGTTGTATCCTTATTTGATGTATGGACTAATAATATGGATGATAAAAAAGGACAATGGGGAAACAGAATGGCAGGAGGATATATAAGACAAATTTTTGTGTATAATAAAAAAGAGAATAAATTTGATAGTTTAGAATTAGGATTCAGCGATCAGTTACACGCAAAATATTGGTTTGAAAAATTCTACGGATATTCAAACAAGTTACAATCAATAAAAGATAATACATCTAACTATGAATATGAAAATGATGAGGGTTATATTGGAATAGATGAACCTAATAATATGTTTCAAGAAGATATTATGAACGAAGAAAATGAAATTAAAGAAGAAGGAACTACAGGTTTTAATTTTAAAAAAATTAACTTAGGATTGGATTTTCAAGATAAAACCTTATTAGATTATAATTATTTACCATTTGATGAGTGGGTTCTTGTAAATGGACATATGCCTATGAGAAAAGAAACATTTCATAATTTAAACAGTTTTTTATTATCTGGAAGTGATATAACTTGGGAAACTAATAGAAATTTAGTGACTCCATCAGGAACGGAGGATACAACTATCGTAGCGGAGCGTGAAATAGTTTTTGATAAAGTCCAAGAATTTGTTACAGGAAGTCATTACGATTACAAACAAAATATCAATAATTTATTCGATACATTTAAGAGAAAATATGAAAACGAAAAGAACAAACGCATCAGTAAATGGCAAATATTCAATACACATTTTATAGAAGCAGCGAAAAAAATAGATGAAACTATATCAAATATGATCGATAATCCAGCTACATTCAATGTGAGTGGCACATTTAAACCTATGTATTTTTTAACAGCCCCAGATAACAAAAACATTGGTTTTAAAATTACTGCACAACCTATAAAATTATTTAATGATAATATAGAATTAAATATATCTTTAAAAAAAGATCAGAATAACGATTCATTTAAGATAATTACTGATTGTAACAATACACAACAAGTCTCCTCGCAGTTTTCTATTACTAAGACAACACCTACGCTTGCTGATTTAGCAGGCGGCTATCAAACTGTATTGAATGCATATAATGAAGCGAAGGCTGCATTGTTAGCTATAATACCAGGTGATAACAAAAACACATGGGAACGCGATAAAATAAATGAGGAAATTGCAAAGTTACAAAATTATCCATTTTACAAAATACAGGATGGTGAGCCATCGCATTTTCAGTTGGGAGATGGAAATAATTTGGATGACAGTGCAGATACGGAAACATATATTCTATTTAAAAGAAGAGATGAGGCTGGTAAAAGTAGAGTTGCTTTGGGGGCCACAATGGACAAAGTATATGATGCGGTGCCTTATAAAATAGTATTCAATGGGAATGAATTAAAAAAATTGGGAAAATCCGAAAATCCAGAAAAGCCTGCTGGAGTTGATATTTTGGGCGCTTCTTGGATAACAGGAACAGCAAGACACTTGGGTCAATTTTATACTACAGGTAAACAAGATAAAGAGTCTTCATTGTATTTTCCATTTATGCATGGATGGGGAAAAGACCCAAAATCAAATCAAATAGACGCTCGAATTCAATTAAAGCATCGTATTGAAAAAGAAGATATACATAAAGAAGGTCTCAAGATGAATGGTAGACAGTTGTCACCCAAACTCAAAGACACTGGTGTTGATAATCTTGTTAGAACAATCGATGAAATATTCAGCACGTCTCAGGTGGATACCAAGTCACAACAATTTAAAGAAAATGTAAGAAACGCATTTGAACGAATAAAATTGCAAATAGATGTATTGAAAGCTAAGCCTGAATATAATAATATATTGAAGACTTATATAGCAGCAGAAAAAAACTTAGATGCCTATTACAAGTCAGAAACAGAAGCATATTTTAATGATAAGGGTATCGATTCTCCTATACCTCAAAATGAATGGTCGTATCAAAATGGCAAATCTAAAACATTTGAAGACTTAAAAGATCAGGTGTCTGTACAAATAAATAATGGACAAAATATAACTTTTGTAAAAGATTATTTTCAAAAAACAGATTATTTTGGAGGTGAAGGAAGTAATGGGGAAAATTGGAAAAATAATTTTACTGATTCACGTAAAAAAATTATTGAACAGGTAAAAAGAAAATTTTTAGAACATATTGCAGAAGGTCTTCCCCTTGATTCAGATATAACAACTGGGGAGACATTTGGGGATAAAATAAAATTAATAGAAACAGACTTTAAACAATTTATCGCCATGATGAAAGATGAATATAAACCAATAGTCCAGGAAAAATACATTACAATGATAAATATCGAGAAAAAAGTTGAGGATAAGTGGAATGAGGGACTTCCAGATGGACTCTCTCTTGATGAGACTATTAATTTAAAGATGAGTCAGTTACAACTCAGAGATAAGTTAAAGAAACATATTCGTAAAAACTTATTCTCACTAGAAAATGGTACTGATATAGATCAACATAAAATACAAGTTACTGTTCGTGCAGAACAAATTACAGACATACCAGAACCTAATAAATATAAACATATACATTTATTAAAAGAGGAATGTAGAAAAACAATTAAGGATATATTAGAGAAAAAATTGTTGTATCAGGATACTGTAAATAGATATTTCAAATTTAATGAAGAAAAATTAGAAAAAGTAAAAATAAGATTGGAAGAGAGTAAATTATTAAAATTACGAAAAGTAGAAAAGACCGGGCAAAATATATGGGAACAAGTAGTAGATGGTGAATTCGATAGTGAATTTAAAAATTATTGGGAGAGTTCAAAAAAATTAGGATATACAACAGAAAGTGAAGATAACTTTAAAAAAATACAAACACAGCCTCAATATATTAATATATATGAGAAAAAAGAGGGTGATGACACGGAAAACCAAAAAAGTATGAATAAAAAATTTAAATATCATTATGATGCTGTTGATACATTCAAAAAAACTTCAGCAACATATAATAATGATAGAAGTTCGAGGTCTCATTTAGTTTATGAAATAAGAGTAGGTGTTAAAAAGGACAAAAATATGAAATATCATAATATTATAATATGTGATTTAGCAGGTAAAGAAGACGTTATATCTGATGAAAAAATGAAAGAATATATTAGAAATATTTATAGGGGTGCGATAGAAGAAGGAGCTAACTTTAACTCCATAACATCGGGTGGAGCCGGGGTCAAATCGAGAGTGAGAAAAGAAAAGGCGAAGAGTGCAGAAGCACAAAGAATAGCAGAAGAATATGCTTCCAAAAACGATGACTTCCGTCCCGAACGGAAAAATGCTATGACCCAGAATGAAAATAAACCAAAAATGTTTTCGGTAGTTCAAGAAGTACTGGGTAAGTCTGTAAATGATAATGACCACCCATTTACTACACAAATGAACTATTTAATAGAAATAAATGATAAATATGCAAACGATGCAAAAGACCCAAAACCAATATTTTACAATTCTGAAGGGGATTTAAAATTTGCCGATAATTTTGATATTAATCATCCTAATATTTTAGATCTAAGAGGAGAAGGTCGTATGATAAATGCTACATTAGAAAATCTTGAAAATCAATTACAAGGCACTAATGAATATTTAGCTCCACTTAATTCCACTTTCTCATATTTTAGACAATTAGGAAAAGACGCAAGACAAAAGAAAAATTTTAATTCATTACAAAATGTAGCTTCATTGCCTGATAGTAGTTCTAAGTTATCAGAAGAATATAAACAATATGGAAGAATCCTAGACCGTGAATTAAATGTGCAAAATTATCCTAAGCCATGGTCAGACAAAGGGGACATATGGGATACAAAAGATGATCCTAATTATAAAAAATATTACGGAGAGTGGGTAGACCCATCAAAAAAATTACAAAATAAAATATCTCTTATAACGAAGGGCAAACCACCCAATTATTATATTTTATTAGCAATTAATTTAAATGATAGGTCAACTGAAAGTGATATAGAATTAAAAAAAGTGAAAAATAAGGACGGTGATGATGTGTGGGTGGACGATATTGAAGGTAATGAAGAAAAACTCAAAGAATCAGCATCTAAAAGAAATAGTGATTTAGCTCATTTAGGATATGAAAGCAAGACCGGTGATAGTGATTATTATAATTTTAAATCATCAAGTTTATTGACTACATTGAATTATATTAGGAATATAACAACTCCTATCAATGATAATGTAACATTAGAACAAGGGACTGATTCTATAACAAAATTAAATTTATTAAATAAAAGATATTTATTTTGTTATAACGATAAAGATAAAAGTTTAATTCCAAGAATACAAAGTGCTGAAGATAGTGAAACAAGAGAAATTATAAAGTATCACCCATTTAATCAAAAAAATTATTTCGATATACAAAAAACAACAGGACAAGAACAAAAAGAAAATGATAGTAATCTTATGGAATTGGATTTTGCAAATTCATCTAAAAATTTTGAGAGATTAAAGAAAATAATGGATTTTGATTTCTTATATCTTCATCCTTTAAATTCCAATTATGTTTTACTTGATGATATGGATGAAACTGCAAAAGCATTATCTGAAGCTGCATTGAAAGCTGAAGCGGCAACTGCTCAAAATCAGAGAGACATAGCTATGAAACGACAGGCGGCACTGGAAGAAGCCAAAAGAAAGCAAGATGATGAAGCTTTAAGAATTGCCAATGAAGCAATTAGAGCACGACAGGACGAGTTAGGTGGTCAAAGTAAGGAACTTTGTATAGGCACGGGGTGGAGTCTCTTTTCATCAAGTAAAGAGGAGTGTTGCGACTTGAATGGAGCAAAAACTTATGGAAGTCAATCGACTCGACAACTCTGTGAATCTCAAAAGTCTAAAGATGTTCCTGCTCCTGCTCCTGCTCCTGCTTCAGTTGATACTAAGGTTGCTGACCCTGCTCCTGCTCCGGTTTCTGATGCAGCAGCAGCAGCCACTAAGGCAGCATCGGATGTATTGATACCAATCGCACAAGACTTACCAAAAGGTGATACTGATGTTGTTGATGGTAAGACCGGTGATGTTGTTGATGGTAAGACCGGTGATGTTGTTGATGGTAAGACCGGTGATGTTGTTGATGGTAAGACCGGTGATGTTGTTGATGGTAAGACCGGTGATGTTGTTGATGGTAAGACCGGTGATGTT